ATGGCGGCCATCTCCGAACGCACCAGGTCAGACGAGGTAACGGTCTGGGACGTGTCCTATCGGTTCGGTGGTCGGGGCTCCAAGAAGGGGTCACTCACCTTCACTGATAAGAAGACCGCCCAGGCGTTCAAGGCCGCTGTCGACGCGCACGGCGCCGCTCGCGCACTGGAGATGCACGGACTCAACCCGTCACCCCGCAGCACCAAGACCGCGCTCACCGTCGCGGACTGGGTCAAGCACCACATCGACCACCTGACCGGCGTCGAGCAGTACACGATCGACAAGTACCGCGAATACCTCCGCAACGACATCACCCCACACCTCGGGGCGATCCCGTTGGCGAAACTCACCACCGAGGACGTTGCCAAGTGGGTCAAGTGGATGGAAACCCACGGAGGCCGCGACGGTAAGGGGCACGCCCCCAAGACGCTGCGCAACAAGCACGGCTTCCTGTCGGCGGCGTTGAACTCGGCAGTCGGCAAGCACATCGAGTCCAACCCGGCCGCGGGCCGGCGCCTGCCGCGCGGGGACGCCGACGACAACCACGACATGCGGATGCTGACCCGCGACGAGTTCCGCGCCCTGCACGATGCCACTGAGGATCGGTGGAAGCCGCTCGTGGAGTTCCTGGTGGCGTCCGGCACTCGGTGGGGGGAAGCCGCTGCACTGCAACCCGAGCACATCGACCCCAAGGCCGGGACGGTGCTGATCCGGCAGGCATGGAAATACTCGCCGTCCAAGGGGTATCACCTGGGGCCGCCGAAAACGAAACGTTCACGCCGCACCGTCGATGTGTCCACCCGCTTGCTGGAGAGACTGGACCTGTCGGGGGAGTACGTGTTCACCACCCCGGCCGGTGGCCCGGTGCGGTATCAGGGGTTCTGGCGGGACGTGTGGAACCCTGCCGTCAAGGCCGCGAAACTGGATCCGCGGCCCACCCCGCACGACCTGCGTCACACCTACGCCTCATGGCAGCTCACCGGGGGTACACCCATGATCGTGGTATCGAGGCAGATGGGCCACGAATCCATCAAGATCACCGCCGATGTGTACGGCGATGTTGATCGTCAAAGCGCCCGCGCGGCATCGACACTCATGGACGAGATGCTATCGGAGGATTAGTGGGCACAGGTCGGCGCTTCCGGTTGATGATCATCGATATCAACGCCTGACTCACGCCATACTCGGCAGCAAGGTCCTTGTGTCGAATTCCCCCTGCGGCATACCGGCTGCGAATCTCATCGACTTGGGCATCAGTCAAGCGATGCTGCGGTACTCGCTCGCCGTTGGCGGTTCTCAGCTTTGCGACAGCATCGCGGCTGTTAGCCTTCCATGTGCCCAGAAATAGATGGGCAGGGTTAATGCACGGAGGGTTATCGCAGGTGTGACAAACCGCCTGGCCGTCTGGTATGGGACCCACCCATGTCGCATAGGCAACGCGGCTCGCCAGCATGGGAACGCTTTGCTTCTTACCGTTGACGTATCGGGTATGACCGACTGCCAACATCCCGTAGCCAGATCGATTCCTGCCGCCGTTAAACTCCCAGCAGCCAGTCTCGGCGATGACGGTCCATCCGTGATGATCTAGCCGTTCTTGCATGGTTGCCCCGGGGCGTATCTGTTCACGCTTCCGATTGTCGAGATCGCCAGCCACTTTGGCGCGCTGCCAGTGCATATTACATAGGCCCCGGCCGAAGTGCTTCCGGTCGCACCCAGGCTCTTCGCACGTCTTCATGCCGAAGATATTACAGCAGCGGCTGTGTATCTACGCTGACGTCGACCGGGCCAGCGCCCGAGCAGCCGCGGACTTCATGGACGGAATGCTGAGTTAGGGCGCAATCCTTAGTCCAGGCACGTCACCCATGCTATCCAGATCGCCGCAGACTTTTGTCGCCGCACTAGCGAATTCGATCGACTCGGCCATTGAAAAATCCGTAGCGCGCCATGCCGCGAGCGGATCGCCGTCACATGCTTCTTCGGCCCAATCGCGTGCGTCCGACACGGTGATCCTGCCCATGCCACGCGAATCCAGATCCCGGTAGAACGCTGCGACATTAGGGTTATCTGAGACAGCCTGGCCGACCGGCAGTGCCTGCAGGTCTGGGCGCTCGTTGAGCGCGGTGTAGGCCACCAGCCCCGCCAAGGACAGCGCCGCGACAACCGCCACCGCAACGATAACGATCACCGCCGTATTGCGATTTGGCGCCGTTCCGGCGTGGTCGGGGTGCCAGCCCGCGGGTGTTGTCATGGGCAAATCCTAAATGGACCGGGGTCGTCCAGGTGTTCATCTAGCCAAGCAACCTCTACCGGCGTGAGGGTTTCGCGCCGGACTCGCACCGTGTGGACATCGGTCCAGAGCGCGTCGGCCAGCTCGCGATCGTCTTGCGCTGACCGCAGGCCGCGCAGCATGTCGTTCAGCGAGATGAGCCGGCGGGCGGCCAGTTCATCAACCTGCCGCTCTTCTCGCGCCTGAAGTTGTGGCGGTGCGATGCCCCGCGCGACGTGCAGCAGCTCGTGAGTGAGGGTGGAGCGTCGTTCAGCCTGGGTGAGCGTCTTGCATAACCAGATGGTGTCGCCCTTGAGTAGGCCGCGCACACCTCTGGGTAGCTCATGCTTGCAGACGATAGTGATGTGCGGGTACCGCTCCGCTGCGATCCTCCACGGGTGCCACATATTTGAAACCGTAAGTAACGGCACCGACAAAACACGCTCTGACCTCGAATAACACTAGTGTCATTCACTCGCCGTCATTGCCCTCGTCGGACTCCTTGTGACCCACCGACGCCGCATCAGCCAGTTCGATCGGGGGCGGGGGTGGGGCATCATCCCAATGCTTCGGCCGGATGGACCTGACTACCTCCTCGTTTTCGTCGCCCGTCTCCGATGTTGCCGGTTTCGCGGACGGATCAGTATCGGTTGAGGGTTGATCGGCATTGGTAGCTCCTTCGTTTTGCTGAATGGCCGAGTCTGTAACTCGGTCGATCAGGAGTTCGACAGTCGATTCCACGCCTTCTAAGCTGTGAATAGCGCCGAGATACTGACCTTGGCGGACCGATTCGTGGGCGTGGGCTAAGAGGCGCTCGGCGCGATCAAAGTGCTCATCGTGCGGGGTTGGCGGGGCTTCAGCTAGTCGGCGCAGCATCTCTAAGCGGGCGGAACGGGAAGTGTGCGCCCCTTCCTCTAGCGTCATCTGCTGGCCGGGGCGCGAGCGCAGCGAGTCGCGGCCCAAGGCGGCCAGCTCGTCGGCGGCATCCCCGCGGCCAACCTCGCGCAACTGATCCGGCGTCGCGCCCACGGTCCGCGCCATGCGAGCAAGCGTGTCGGCCGGAGCTCGGGTCGGGACGGCGGTTCCCTTACTCACCTGGTGGGTTCCCTTGGCTAGGGATCGCCACCGCCCTTCGGAGATTGATGCAGCCTCGGCGGCCTTGCGTACTGACATCGCGGGCCGGACCCGCTTTCGCAGGGACTCGATGAGCTCCATCTCTGGAGGACGCGTTGGTTCTGACATGGATCAACCATGCACGTCCATGGGTGCGTAGTTCAACTGCGAACTCCACGGAGCGGCTACGCACTTACACGCGTGTAACTTTCGAACATCGCAGATCACGCGCCATGACGCGCCTGTATGCGACGTAGACGTTGCACAACGCGTTGCAACGCACTACAGTTGCGACCATGCCGACAACAGTCCGAACCCCCAAACAGCCCTACGGGGTATGGACGGAACTACGCGTTGCCCGAATCAAAGACGGCATCGACTTGACGCAACTCGCCGCGAAGTCGGGACTATCGCTCTCGTACCTCTCAGACCTGGAACGCGGGCGCAGGCTTCCGAACCCGAGGGTCCTGAAGGCAGTCGCCAAGGCGCTCAACGTTCCCGTCTCCGTTCTTGAGCGGACGAAATACATCGACGACGCCGGCCGCGACCTGGCCTTGCGAGACCTCGTGCGCGAGGTCGTTGAAGAAGTGCTCAGCGAACGCGGGGTGGCTTAGATGGGCGCCGAGATCATCTCCATCGTCAAGACGCCGCACTTCTGCGAACTGCCCATTTCTGAGATCGTCATCGAAGGCCGGTCCCGCTCCGATCTCGGCGACGTGCAGTCGCTTGCCGACAGTATTCAGGCGATCGGGTTGATTCATCCCGTCGCGGTGTATCCGGATCACAGCCTGATCGCTGGCGAACGGCGTCTCGCCGCCCTGCGGTTACTTGGTCGTCAAACGGTGCCCGTAGTTGTGGTCCACACGCTTCACGACGAAGTTGACCGACTACTTGCCGAGCGTGACGAGAACACCTGCCGCAAGGACTTCACGGCGTCGGAGCTGGTGGCCATAGGGCGCAGGCTGGAGGAGCTGGAGCGGCCGAAAGCTCAGGAGCGTAAGGCGCAAGGGCGGCGCAACGGTGCTAATGCGCGCTGGGGCGACGGTGATGCTTCGGGTTCTACAGAACCCCAAGCATCCATTGGAAAGAAGAAGACAGACCAGGTAATCGGTGAGGCGCTGGGGGTTAGTCCGTCCACCTACAAGCGCGCCAAGACGGTTGTCAACGCGACTGAAGATGCCGACCTGGCAGTAGCGGATGTTGCTCGCGAGCAGCTCGCGAAGCTTGATGCGGGCGAGACTTCGTACTCGGCTGCCGACCAAGCAGTGCGTGACGCTCGCGCGAAGAAGGAAGCGATCGACTTCAACGATCCTCTGGTCGACGCGGAAGTTGCTGAACCAGAGGTTATTCCGGGCGTTCCAACCAAGGTTCATGGTCCGCGCCAGAACCACCTGAAGATGCTCTCGCGGATCATCGTCAGCCTGTCGGGCACGGCGATGGCCCTCGACGGGATCGAGGAGGTGAACGACACCGTAAACGCAGAAGAGGCCAGACGGCTCATGTCTGACCTCTCCCCATCAATCCGGTCCTTAAACCGAATCAACAAGCTACTCAAGGAGCGTACCAAATGAGTGAACCGATCTTTGTCCGAATCCACGTCAGCCTGCTTCATGTCGACCCGATCGTGCAGCGCGCGCTCGACCCGCATCGGGCGGCTGCGATGGCAGAGAAGTTCAACCCGAGCGCAGTGGGTGCACTTATCGTCAACCAGCGCGATGACGGCAAGTACTTCATCATCGACGGCCAACACAGGCATGCGGCGGCCGTCATCGCGAAGTACGACGGCAAGCTGAACTGCGTTGTCCATCCCGGTCTTCCGATCGCGGAAGAGGCGGCACTGTTCCTGGCATTGAACGACTCAAAGCTTGTCCAGGCCATCGACAAGTTCCGCATGCGCGTGCTAGCTCACGAGCCGGACGCGGTCGCCATCAACGAAATCATCGAGAAGTACGGATGGCACACGGCAACTTCCACCGCGAGCGGAAGTTTCGCCGCCGTAGCCGCGATAGAGAAGGTCTACAACGGCGCAGGAGTTCTCGACGCCGGCAAGTACCCGGTCCTCGTCAAGTACGTGATGTGGATCATCAACAAGGCGTGGGGCCGCGAGGCTGCTGGTGCTCATGCGGCCATCGTTGGTGGGCTTGGCCAACTATTCGCCAGGTACGGCCAGGACGTGGACACGAAGAAACTTGCCGCCGAGATGGCCAAGCTTAGGCCCGTCGACTTGGTCACGAAGGCGAAACATCTCAAGGACGCCCAGGGCGGCACCATTCCAGCGGCCATGGCCGCGGTCCTGGTCGGCATCCACAACAAGAACCGCCGGACCAACAAGCTCCCCGACTGGCGGTGGACCCGATGAGCGACTTCACTCATTACGCCGAGCTTCCTAGTGTCATCGATGACGGAAGCCGTCAGATACATGTATCGCTCGGATCCCTGTCTGGGCTTGAACTCGCCTACCTCGGGGTGCGCGCTGACGGTAAGAACGTCGACACCGTTCTGACGTTGCCGGAACTGCGGGAGCTGACCAAGTCGTTGCAGGCGATCGACCCGGAGCATCAACCGTCTCGCGGTGGCTACTACTTGTACCGCGTCGTGATAACACGCTTCCCAAAAGGCGCACTGTTCTTCTATGCCGACGACGGGGAAGAGTTCGGCGACATTGATCCGGAGTGGGAGCCGGCCAACTGGAATCCGGACGAGGAGTACATATCTCGGTTCGGTAGCCGCAAGTTCTTCTGGCCGTCCACGAAGTATGAGTACAAGTCGAAGAAGTCAGCGCTTTCCCGTGCCCGACTGATCGAACACTACGGCGCGACAGCGGTTGTCGTCCGGTCAAGCCTGATCACCTGGGACGAACCGTGACGGTCCTGATTGTGATGATCTGGGCTCTGATCGCCGGGTTCCAGATCGGCGCAGGCTGGGTGATTAACCGCGGATACGGGCCATTCCTATGGGGCTTCACGCATCCGTTCAGTAGGCGGCCTGAAGTTCAGGCAGACCTCGCCGAGATCCAATACGCGACCTTGCGAAGCACCGAGAGTCGTTGGCAGTCGAAACCGAAGGGGGCCAGGTGATCAAAGTTTATCCGGTGGCTGATGTTGCCCGGGAAATCTTGGAACCGTTGGGCTGGACCGATGGGGAACGCTGGCTGAAGCGCCGCATCAAGGCCGGCGAGATTCCCGGTAAGCGCTTGTCCCGCAACAAGGTTGTGATGACGGACAGGCACATCGAGGAGTGGTTGAACGGTGATAGTGCGCCGGCTGAGGAAGCCCCGTCGGATGTGGTGTCGCTGGCTGATGGGTTGTCGGAGCGTGCACGTCGGAGGTTGGCGTCGTGATTGATGTCCTGTTTCTTTTGGGTGCGTTGGCGTTGGTTGTGGTTGGTGTTGCTCGGTTGGCGTTGGGGATGGGCGGCGAATGATGGCTGATCCCAAGCAGGTTGATACCGGCCAGGTGGTGTTCCCTCAGGGGGCGATCCTGGAAGCGTTCTCGTCGCTGCCCTTGTGGGAGCAGGCGCGTGCTGCAGCGGATGTTCTTGAGGCGATGACGATCCCACTTGGTTGGGGTGCGTCGAGTCCGTGGCGTCCGCGTGAGCTTCGTGAGGTGGCCAGTGGCATGGAGTCACGGGCGAAGGAGCAGGCCGAGGCGGATGCGGAGGTCAATGCGCTTGCCAAGGTGCTGTTCGACTTGATGATCGGCGGCGACTGGTCGGAGCGCGTGAAGCCGAACATGTGGCACGACCGGGCGCGGACTCTCATCGAGGCGGGCTACCGGAAGTCGGTGGACTCGTGAGTGATGTTCAAACTCTGGTTGATCGGCTGAACAAGCTGGTGAACAACTACTACTCGAACGCCGATGAGGACACCAAGGTGGTGATCTCGAATCTGACGGGTATTTACGCGCGGTTGTCGGATGTTGTTGTGGCGCAGGCTCGGGAGTTGGATCACTGGGCGCGTGCTGCTCGTGATGCTGAGGATGCGCGGGATGAGGCGCTTGCGTTGGCGGCGCGTGCGGATGACGAGAACGCGCGGCTCAACGCTTTGGTGCAGGAGTACGAGGCGCACAGGTGCGAGGTGTCGTCGTGACTCGTTGCGCCACTTGCAATCACGCACAGGCTGATCACTTCGAAGACGGTCCGTGTGGGCATCGGATTGCGCCGTCGATGCGTCCCTGCACCTGCACCAAATACGAGGGGAAAGCATGAGCGACATTGTGGAGCGGGCAGAATCCGCCAAGCACAGCATGTTCGAGTCGGTGCAGCTCGTGCCCGAGTTGGTCGCCGAGGTTGAGCAGTTGCGGGCTGGCGGCCCATGGGTGGAGCACGTCGAGCGACAGCGAGCCATGAAGCTGCAGCGCGACGGGGAGTGCATCTGCGACAACGGCCCGGACACCAGCGGTCCCGACGAGTTCTGCCCATGGCATGGGCGCGAATACCGGTACCTGGTCGATGAATTGGTCCGCCAGTCCGCCGAGGTTGAACGGCTGCGCGGCGCATGTAAGACCCTCGGGCAGATCATCGAGAACCAATGCCAGATGGTCCTCAACATCACGGGACTGCACAACCTGGTTGATGAGACCGGCGACGGCGACTGGGGATTGATCTGGGAGAAGCTCGCGGAACTGGGTAGCGGAAGGCTGTTCGATGAGTGACGCTGCCAGGGCTTTCTGCGCCAACGTCTCCGAGCTGTACCGCGAACTGCGCACTGCTGCTGGGACTGTGCTGACGATTGTGGGTTCGCGTTTGGAAGCTGATGCGCGCGCCCAGGTGGAGTGTGGGCCGCAGTGGTTGACCGAGTTCGAGAAGCAGCGCGACAGCCTGGAACCGCGCGCGGTGTGCGAGTTGCACGGCGCGTGGTGCGCGTTCGATCCGTCATGCGGCAACCACCTCAAAGGCTCTGCCGCCGTCAGCGCAGCGGCAGACCCGTCACCCACTGTCCCCAACGCTCACAGCGTGGTGGGTGGCGAAGGCCGGAAGGAGGATTCCTGCATTCTGTCGCCGGCCTCCTTCCGGCATCCAATCGTTGATGAGACGGGCGGTCCGCGATGACCGAATGGCGCGCGGTACCTGGGTATGAGGATCGGTACGAGGTAAGCGATTCCGGGCTTGTCCGGAGCAGGATTGGCAAGACTAAGCCGCTGGCCTTCTATGAGGGCCCATACGGCCATCGGTTCGTCGCGCTCTGGCGGCAGTACCACTGCTGGCGGACGCAGGTTGGTCGCCTAGTCCTGGCCGCGTTTGTCGGTCCCTGCCCAGACGGCATGGAGTGCTGCCACAACGATGGCGATGCCGGGAACAACCGACTTGAAAACCTGAGATGGGACACGCATTCGGCCAACGTTCTGGATTGCGTTAAGCACGGCACTCACGGTCAGGCATTCAAGACGCATTGCGTCAACGGGCATCCCTACGACGAGGCCAACACGGCGATTACTCGTCGCGGCGGTCGGCGCTGCCGCCAATGCGAGCGGGATAGGTGGCCAGATAAGGCCAAGCGTCGGGTCAGCCTCATTGGCCGCACCCCGCCACGTCACGGCACTGCCTGGATCTACTCCGCTTATGGCTGCCGCTGCGACGAGTGCAAGGCCGCCAAGAGCGCCGCGATGCAGCGATACAACTCATTCAAGTAAATCGGCCTCGCCGGGGTGCATCCGGCGAGGCCAAGCATCACAACCCAAGAAGGAGAAGGTAATGCAACACCCCACTCTATCCGACACGAGGCTCACAAGGGCTATCACGCTGCTCCGTGAAGCCCCGTCGCTGCATTCGCCGCTCGTCGATGACGCGATCGAGCTGATGGAAGCCCTGTGCGACGAACTCCCGGCGCCCATGCCCGAGTCGGTGGCCGCATGACCATCACTCTGCAGACGAACGAACTGGTACGCATCCTGAAAGAGGCCGCACTGTTCGCGCACAGCGACAACATGATTCCGGTCATCAACGCGGTGCACCTGGAGGCCCGGAGCGGTGAACTCGTCGCCGTCGCAACGGACCGATTCATGTTGGGCGCATCCAAAACCGAACTGGACGAGCCGGGCGAGTTCCTGGCCGCCTTGTCGCTGCGGCAGGTCAAGACAATCACCCAACTGGCCGGGTCTGGAAAACAGTGCTTCTCCACGGTTGCGATCGACGCCGACGACAAGCAAGTGCGCGTCGCATTCAGCAGCGGCGAAACCCTCACCCTGCCCGCTGAAGTGGAACGCGGCGCACATACCGCATGGCTGAAGCTCTTGGAGTCGGTACCGGACAGTGAGCCGTCGAAAGCGATGGACATCAACCCGCAACTGTTGGCGAAGTTCGCTCGGTTGCAGGGCTCGCGGGCGTCGAGGATGCGGATGCATTTCTTCGGTCACGCGAAGCCGATCAGAGTGTCGGTCGGTGACAGCTTCGTCGGCCTGGTCATGCCGATTCGGATGCCCGACGAGGTGTCGATGGATTGGTCGGCCCCGGAGTGGCTGCGGGAGCCGGCGAAGCCCGCACGGCCAGCGAGGAAGCCGCGCGCGAAGAAGTCCACCAGCCGTTCGGCAGCAAAGGTGCCAGCATGAACGCCCCACGCCCGCACCCCGTTTGGTGCCCGAATGACACCCGCAAGCTCGCCGAGAAAGCCGAACAGGTCCAGCCGAAACCGAAACTCCGCGAATGGCTGTGGGCGCCAGCGCTGATCTTCGCGGCGATCTTGTCCGGGCTCGTCACCGCACCCGACGCCAAAGCCGACAGTCAACTGTCCCCGACCGAAGCGGCATACGTCGCGAACTACAGCCACATTGTGTGCCAGGTCATCGCTGACAACCCGTCTGTGCCTGGTGTGTACGGCGTTGTTGCGGGTGTCGCCGACACGGGCAAGTTCGCCGCCGAGGACGCGGTGGACGTTGTGAACGCCTCCGTGCTCGTCAGCTGTGCCGAATGGTGGCCGCTACTGGAAGCCGCTGGCGCGCAGGCCCGCGCGGCGACGGGGGGCCAGCTGGTATGACCGACTACTGGCAGGCCCGAGCCGCCTGCGCACAACACCGCCCATCCCGATGGGACACCGACCAGCCCGACCCCGGCGCCCTCAACATCTGCCGCACCTGCCCCGTCAAAACCCAATGCCTGCAAGACGCGCTGGACAACGACGAAACCCACGGTGTGCGCGGCGGACTGACCCCGGATCAGCGGACCGCGCTGAAACGCGCCAAACAGTGCGGAACGTGCGGGCAGGTGTTCAACCCGCCGCACCACCTCACCCGCTTCTGTAGCCCCGAATGCAAAACCCATGCCCGACTGACTAACCAACGCGGCTACGAGGCCAAGCATCGGGAGAAACGGCGGGCACGCGACGCTGCACGCCCAGGCGGTCGGCATGTGTCGCGGCGGAAGGCGGCGGCATGAGCATCATCGACGCCATCGAGGCGATCCTTGCGCGGGAATCGTGGCAGGCCGACGCCGCGTGCGCTACAGCAGATCCGGAGGCGTGGTTCCCGGAGAAGGGTGCGAACGTGTCGCCCGCCGCGAAACGGATCTGCCGTACCTGCCCCGTGATCGATGAATGCCTGGAATACGCGCTCAAACATCGGGAACGGGCCGGCATCTGGGGCGGCAAGTCGGAGCGGGAACGCCGCCAGATGATCAAGGAGCTGGCCGCGTGATGCTCTACGAATTCACCCCAGGGGAGCTGGCATGGCATGGGATTGCACGTGCGGACACAACAAGTCCTATCACCCCCGCGCCTGGGACAAATTCCGCGGCGTATGGGACACCCGCTGCACCCACACCGAGTACGGGCGCACAGGCCGAGACCGCTGCCCCTGCAGCGCCTTCACAGAACAGGACACCCCGATGAGCCTCGAAATCCTGCCCAACCTCATCCAGGGCACCGACGAGTGGATCAAGCAGAGGCGCGGAATGGTGACAGCTTCCGTCGTCGATGCGCTCATTGCCACCCGAAGGCTCGGCGCGATCGACTACGACTGCCCCTCCTGCGGTGCGGCGGCCGACAACCCCTGCATCGGCAAGCGGTCCCCGGCGCCGATCAAGACACTGCACCCCGAGCGCGCCGAGTACGCCCGAACCCAGAACTCAGCCATCGTCATCGAACCGGCCAGCAACGACACCAGCCGCAACCTCACCGCATCACTGGTGGCCGAACGCATCACCGGATTCACCGAGCCCATCTACATCAACGATGACATGCAAAGAGGCATCGACGATGAGCCGATCGCCCGCGCAAAGTACGCCGAGCACTACGCCCCGGTCGCCGAGGTTGGGCTGATGGTGCGCGACGACTGGGGATTCCGCATCGGCTACTCACCGGATGGCCTGGTCGGTGACGACGGGCTGATTGAGATCAAGAGCCGAAGGCAGAAAGCGCAGGTGCAGACCATCGTCGCGGGTGTGGTGCCCGCCGAGAACATGGCCCAAATCCAATGCGGATTGCTCGTGTCGGGCCGCAAGTGGCTGGACTACATCTCATGGGCCGGCGGGCTGCCGATGTACGTCAAACGCGTCTACCCCGATCCGCGCTGGCAGGACGCCATCGTCAAGGCGGTCCGCGCATTCGAGGACAACGCCGCCGAAATGATGCGCATCTACGACGAATCGATCGTCGGACTGCACCCCACGGAACGTATCGAGATCATCGACCTGATTGGGATGGGCGCATGAAGATCACGGCAGAACCACGCTCCGATCAGTGGAACGCGGATGACTTCATTGGTGGCGCAAAGACGTTCACCATCTCCGGCGTTCGGGTCGGGTCCGCTGAGCAGAAGTACGACATCGAGCTGGAGGGCCAAGAGCGGGCGTGGAGGCCACCGCTGACGATGCTTCGGCTTCTCATGCACGCATGGGGTGATGAATCTGATGATTGGATCGGGCGCCGCGTCACCCTCTATCGCGACGAATCGATTCGCTTCGGGTCGGACGAGGTCGGCGGGATCCGCATTTCCCACATGAGCAACCTGCCGGGAAACAAGCCGCTCACCGTGAAGTTGACGAAGCAGCGCGGTCGCCGCCAGAACCACACGGTCGAACCGCTGCCAGACGTTCCAGCGCCTATCACCGCGGATGAGGTCAGCGCGATCCAGGTCCGCATTACACAGACCGAAACCCTGGCCGACTTGAAAGCCGTTGCCGACGAACTCAAGACGCTGAACCTCGGGGCGCACAGGGATTCACTCATGGCAGCGTGGAGTGAGCGGCAGGCAGCCATCAAGGCGGCGTCGTGATCACCGTGTCATGCGTTGAGTGTGCGCGCAAGATCGGCCGACCTGTCCGATCCGAATACCCCGACCAGGCTGGTGCTGCAGCGTTCATCCGCCGACACCACGCCCCCGTAGGACACCGGGCAGACATCCAGGAGGAACCGTGACCAGCTACACCGAGTTCCTGGCCCGCAAGGCCGCAGCCGCACCGATTGAGGGCCGCCGCATCACTACCGCGGACGTTCACCCGTCGCTACATCCGTGGCAGGCCGAACTAGTTCGGTGGGCCGTCGAAACCTCACGCGCCGCGATCTGGGCAGACACCGGGTTGGGGAAAACCCGGATGCAACTGGAGTGGGCGCGACTATCGGGCGACCGGGCGCTAGTCGTAGCACCGTTGGCAGTGTGCCAGCAGACCGTTCGCGAAGCCGCGACACTCGGCATCAGCGCCCGCTACGTGAAGCATCCCGACGAGATTGACCCATTCGGACGGATCTCCGTCACCAACTACGAGCGGCTACAAGCGTTCAATCCGGGATGGTTCGACGCGGTTGTACTCGATGAGTCCAGCATCCTGAAGCAGTCCGACGGAGCCACCCGAACGATGCTGATCGACTGGGCGCGAGACATTCCGCACCGGTTGGCTTGTTCGGCAACCCCGGCGCCGAACGACCCCGAGGAGTTAACGAACCAAGCGGAATGGCTGGGCCACATGTCCCGAACTCACATGCTGGCAGCGTATTTCGTTCACGACTCAGACGGGTGGCGCATCAAGGGGCACGCGGGCGGTCCGATGGTCGACTGGATGGCGTCGTGGGCTGTCGCGCTGCGCCGACCTTCGGATATGGGCGGCTCCGATGAGGGTTACGTCCTGCCTGGGCTGGAGATCGTGCCGCACCTGGTGTCCGCGCAGGTTGAGGAAGAGGGCGCACTGTTCGCGGTGGAACTCGGCGGAGTGCAAGGCCGCGCCGCGGTCCGCAAGCAGACCCTCGATGACCGGGTGGCGGTGACTGCCGATCTGGTGGCCGCCGAGCCGGATGAGCCGTGGCTGTTGTGGTGCGGACTCAACAGTGAAGCCGAAGCGTTGGCTGATGCGATCCCCGGTTCGGTGAACGTGCACGGAGCGATGCACCCCGACCAGAAGGCCGATGCGCTCATGGATTTCGCCGACGGCGGGTTCCGTGTGCTCATCACGAAACCGCAGATCGCATCTCAGGGTTTGAACTATCAGCATTGCGCCCGAATGGCTTTCGTTGGGCTCGGCGACTCGTATGAGCAGTACTACCAGGCAATCCGCCGCTGCTACCGCTACGGCCAAACCCGCGTCGTGCAGGCCCACGTCATCCTGTCCGACCTCGAATCGCAAATCGCCACCAACGTGGCACGCAAAGAACAGCAAGCCAACGTCATCACCGATGCGTTGATCGCAGCCAGGGCAAGGAGTATTGCATGACCGACTACCAGACCGACGAAGCGCACGGCGACAACTGGTCACTGCTGCTCGGGGATTCGTGCGAACGGCTCGCCGAACTCGACACCGACAGCGTTGACTTGTCGATCTGCTCCCCACCGTTCGCCAGCCTGTTCGTCTACTCACCGTCCATCCGGGACTTGGGTAACTCGTCGACCCGCGCTGAGTTTCTGGATCACTACGGTTTCATCATCCGCGAACAACTCCGGGTGACGAAACCGGGCCGCAACGCCTGCATCCACGTCCAACAACTCACTACCACCAAAGCCACCCACGGCCACATGGGGCTGACCGACTTCCGTGGCGATGTAATCCGCGCATTCATCGACGCGGGCTGGATCTTCTACGGCGAAACCACCGTGTGGAAAGACCCGCAGGCGCAGTCGATTCGGACGCGGGCGCACGCGCTGGCGTTCCAGTCGAAGAACCGCGACAGCGCCACGTCACGGCCTGCGCTGGCCGACTATCTGCTGATCTTCAAGAAGCCTGGTGAAAACCAGGTGAGGATCCCGCACAACGCAACCGATGGCGAGGTCACCAACGACGACTGGATCGAATGGGCATCACCGATCTGGGCGGACATGCACGACGGTGGCTGGCTCACTGGGGACGGAAACCTGTGCCCCGTCTGGTACGGCATCAAAGAGACCGACACTCTGAACACCGCCGTAGCGAAAAGCGAGAAGGACGAACGCCACATCTGCCCCCTGCAACTTGGCTTCATCGACCGCTGCGTCCGACTCTGGTCCAACCCCGGAGAACTAGTGCTTACCCCGTTCGCCGGCATCGGGTCAGAGTTGTACCAGTCGGTGAAGCGTGGTCGCCGCGCGATCGGCATCGAGTTGAAGCCGGAGTATTGGGCGACGGCGGTGGACAACCTCACGCGGCTGGAAGCGGAACTGTCCGCGCCAGCCCTGTTCGATTCGGCCGCCTCGTGAGCCCCGAGTTTGTGCGTTGGTGCCAGACCCAGCGCGCCCTGTACGGATCAATGTGGAGGACAAGACGATGAGCGAACTCAGTCGAGCGGATGCTTCTATCCAGCCTGCGGTTTCATCGCAAACATGCAGTTCAGGCGGTCGAGCAGATGGGGTCGAAAGCTCCATTCTAGAGCGCGCAGAGGCCGCGCTGGAGGCCGTGGAGGCTATTGGCGGTCCGAATTGGGAAGTGGCCGGGGACGATCCACGTAACCCCGGATGCAAGGTAATTGCCGACTATGACCCCGAGGGTGCAGGCCTGATCGGTGGTGTTGGTCATGTGGTTGCGCCGTTCGTCGCCGCTGCGCGCACTCTCGTGCCTGAGCTGTTAGCCGAGGTGGAGCGCTTACAGGGAGGCTTGGACAGCATCCAGCGAGTCGCCAGCGTCCGCGCGATCGGGGCGCACGCACGCATCGAATCCGGCAGCGAACGCGGCTTTCTCGACATCCTCGCCATCATCGAACAACTTGAGGCTGACCGATGAGTGACGCTCAGAAGCTCATCGCCCAGGTGTTGCAGCAGCACCACTTTGTGACCGAGCTCCAGTTCGACGGCACGAAGCTCTACCACTGCGAGAAGTGCTGCGGCACCAAGGTATGCGTGGCGCACTCCGTCGAGGAGTACCGCGCGCACCTGGCCGCTGAGATCAACAAAGCCCTCGGAGAACTCACCCGTGCATGGGCGGCGGTATTGCCTGACGACTCGTATTTCGGCCCGTACCACGAGTCTCACGAGGTGCTTCCGGGCGATGCGCGCGATCAGGCGTTAGTGGACGTAGCCGAGTACGAAGACGCGACGCTCAGATCCCGCTGGGTGTCTGGCTGGAGCGAGGTGCAGCCATGAGCGACTGGGAACGGGTTGGCGTCGTGGAGATCCTGGCCCTACGCATCTACCCGATTGACCCGAATGGTGAGCAGGGACCGCTGTCGACGAGCGTGGCGGTGCAGCCCGGCCACTATCCCGTCTACCGCAAGTTCGATGCGTTCTGCTGGGTAATGGAGGGCCGCATCAACGAGCGCATGGAGAAGCTCGGCGACGGCCTGTTCGGTGTCCATGGCGGTGGCGATCGTCCTACTGGGCTGGCAGTGAGTTTCCCGTCGCGCACGTACGGCATTGACGAGTTCCGTGATCTGCTCGCCGATCCGGTGTGCCAAGACGGGCCGGCGCAGCGGTTGCGGTTCACCGTCGAGGTGCGGCCATGAGCGCACTGCTGATCACCCTCGTTGCCGCGACCGTATACGTGTCAGTGGGACTGCTCATCAGCCGATGGGCGTGGCGATCGGGTGGAGCCCGTCGCATCGCCGACAACATCCAAGACCAACCGTTCACACCAGGATTCGTGACAGCGGTCATCTTCGCCGTGTGGCCCATCGTGATGGTCCTGCACTTCGGCGGAGTCGCCATTAGGTGGGTCTACAGGGAGTGTCCACGATGACGCGTGAGCTCCCCAAACCCGTTGCTGTCCCGCTCGGCTGGGTCATCTTCGGCGCCATCAACGCGACCATCTACAGCGCCGGCTGGGTGTTAATCCAATGGGACAACCTGCGCGACGAGTACCGCATACGACACGTCGGGGCACGGGTGGAGGACTGGCTGAAGGACGGTGCCAAATGAACGCCCCATGTCAGTGCTGGAAGTTCATCAACCTCCACGAAGGCCACTGCTGCTTCACCGCCGGAACAGTCGACGACTACAAGCCCGGCCAGCCCACCCCATGTGGGCATTACGCACCGTCCGGCATGGACGAGTTCCACCCGGACACAACATGGAATCCCAACCCGGAGGTGCCGTAGTGCGCATCAGGTCAACCAAACCGAAATTCTGGGAATCGAAGACCATCGCTCAACTCGACTGGGAGACAAGGCTGGTCCTCAAGGGCCTTGAGTCGTACGTCGATGACAACGGTGTCGGCAAGGACGACATCGAACTCATCGCCACAAGCGTGTTCCCTCGCGACACTTTCAGGAACCCTCGCGAAACCCTCGCGAGATTGTCCGAAGCCATTTCCCGCATCGCAGCAGCCGTCCTGATCGTCCGATACGAGGTCAACGGCGAGAAGCTGCTCTACATCGACGACTGGAAGAACCTCCAGCGCATCGACAAGCCAGCCAAGGGCCGTTACCCCAGGCCAGACGGCACATTCGAGTATTCACAGGATGTGAATCGCGAGAGTTACGGGAGCCCTCCCGAACATTGCGCGCCTGGAGTAGGGGAACAGGGGAACAGGGGAACAGGGGAATCAACAGACTTGCCCGACCCTGACGGGTCGAGCGTGATCGACCTCCCCGTCCAAGCTTCCGACTTCCCCGCAACATTCGACCCCATCCCGCCAAGCAACTACCCGGAGCCATTCGAACGCTGGTGGCACCACTACCCACGCAAAGCCGGGAAGCGTAAAGCGTTCGCCGCCTGGCAGTCGGCTCGAAGGCGCGCCACCGACGAACAACTCATCGAGGGCGCCAAGAGGTACGCGGCAGATCCCAACCGCACCGACCAGTTCACCAAGTACCCGGAGGGCTGGCTGAGCCGGGACGGGTGGGATGACGATCCGCTCCCCGCGCGCAACGGCAACAACGGTCATCGTGTCGCGGCTTCCGACGCGGCATTCGCTGCAGCCCAAGCACTCAAGACTCCCGAACCCTCTGGCCGATTGGAGCTCGAATGAACCGCAACGACGTGATCGACGTCCTCTCGGTCGTGGCCGCCGCCACGCGCCGCACCATCGGCGAAACCGACGTGGAGGTCTGGCAAAGAATCATCGCCCCACTGCCCAAGGACGTCGCCATGGAAGCCGTGCGCGATCACCTGCGCGACAAGCCGGGCGTGTGGCTGGAGCCGGGCCACGTGTACCAGCGCGCCCGGGAAATCATGCGAGAGCGCAACTGCCGTCCGTCCGCCGACTATCAGGCGCTGTGCGACTCGAAGGCGGCGCCCGACGAGGATCCGGCGGTGACAGCCCAGCGGCGTGCAGCGATTGAGGCTTTCGCGAATGCCCGGAAGAACTTTGGGCAGCCCAAGGATGATCCGGAACGCATCGCGGATCTTGTTGCTCGGCAGCGTGAGGCCGCCCCGCCCGCGCCGATGATGGATGGCGAGGGCATCGAATGAGCGTCACAGACCGGCCCAGCCTCAACGGAGACGCGTCAGAACCGGCTCCCGCGTGTGGCCGGACCCCGGATTCGGCACAGCGCCTCTCAGCCCCGATTCGCCACTGCGGCAACTGGGATTCGAGGACAACGCATGAGCAACCACGACGAACTGATCGACAGTGCCAACACCATGCGCCAAACCATCGACTACGCGCAGATGAAAGGCATTGGACAGGCGTACCCCGACCGCACCGTGGCCGAGATGCTGGACCGGCTTGTGTCTGCCCTCAAGGAAGCGCAAGCGGAGAACGAGCGGATGCATTCGTGGGACGGCCTGATGGCGCTACTCGATGAGCACTGGCCCGCCGACATCTTCCCAACAATGGATGACCGCGAAGACCGAGCCCCCGGGCCGCGCATCGTCTCGCTCATCCGCTGGGTTGAGCAGCTACGGGCACACTCGGCGCACCTTGAACGCCTGATCCGCAACCCCAACGTCGTGGCCGCCATCGCCACAGTTGACCCCGACAACGCTGTGGAGGTTGAGATTCGATGAGCCTGCCTAAGCGTCTCCGCGACAAGATCGAGTTCAAACACGCCGCCACACCTGAACTCACCGCCTGCTGGATCTGGACCGGCGGCACCGACACAAACGGCGTGCCCATCTCCTCAGACGGTGGCACCGGAACCACAGCCCGCCGCGTCATCTGGGAAAAGCTACGCGGGCCAATCCCAGAGGGACGCAACCTCATGAGCACCTGCCCACGCCAGTTGTGCGTCAACCCGAACCACATGGAGATCCGAGGAGAAGCCGCATGAGCAACGAACGCCGCCAATACGTCCTCGACACCGACGACGGCCGCCGCACATTCACCGCACGGCTGATCTTCGACGGCGCCAACGACACCATCAGCTACGTCGACATCGAGGACTACCGATACATCCCACGAGAGCCATGCATCTGCGTGGGCGACTGCGAAGGAACACGGGTCCGCCGCTGCGTCATGGAGGACGAAACTCAGCCGGAACTTGAAAGCGGGGACAACAAGTGAGCGCCTGCCAGGTATGCGAAGGTCGCGCACAGCTGTTCCTGTGCCTGACCCACATCACCGCGTTGCGCGAGGCGTTGCACGACCTGCCATGGTGGCTGACACACCTCGGTGACGCCGCGGTCGGCAACGTGCGCCTGGGTGAAAGCGGTAGGCGGGCCACGAGGGCGCATGAGCTCGATGAGTACACCGGGCCGAACGGGGCTGACAAACTTGATGCGGCCCGACGCGCCGGCAAGTTCGAGATCGACAAGGTGTTGGCCACAGGTCGCGTCAACGGCAAAGCATCTCGGCTGCTCGATCGTGCCCGTAATGAACTCGGCACGTGGATCCGACACCTGTGCGAGTCCCGTGGCGCGGATATGCCCGAGTTGGGCAGTCTCGACGCGATGGCGCACTGGCTCGAAAAGCACACGCAAGCCATCGCATCCGATGAAGCCGCAAAAGAGTGCTACGCAGCGGTTGTCGACCTCACGGACCAGATCAGGCGCGTGGTCAACAGGCCCGAACCGCCCCAGTACTGCGGGCCCTGCGTCACTGAGCTCAGCGCCGAGCAGCGCACGAAGCTGGTCAACAACGGCCAGGAAGACCGCACGCATTGTCGTGTGCAGCTCTACGCACGTCGCGGTTCACGCCAGGTCATATGCCCCGACTGCCGCACGGAGCACAACGTGGAGGAATTGCAGGACAAGATGCTGGCCGAGGCCGACGAATACAGCTTCAGTGTCAGTGATCTGGCCGACTTCATCCTGCCGAAGCTGGGCATCGGCATCCCGCGCCGAACGCTGCAGCACTGGGCCAAGGTGGGCGACCTCGTGCCGAGTGGATTCGAGTCGACTGTAGCCCGGTATCAGCTCGCGCATGTGCGGGAGGTTGCAGGGCGCAAGGGGCGCGGGAGATGACAGAACGCTGCATTATCAGTAACCGGCAAAGGATGTGAGACATGACCGAAGTCGAGTGGGCCAACCTGAGCATCCCCCTCGTGGTCTTGGCGCTCTACCTGTGCATCTGGACTCACGAGGCCATCTGGCGGTGTCGGGAGCGTCGAAAGAATCACACCGAGGAAAGGGACTGATGTGACAATCGCATTCGAGATCCACCAGGACGACGGCACGGGGAACTGCACCACCTGCGGAACCCCGTATCCCGAGCAATGCCGGGTGGAAACCAAAGCCGTCTACGTTGCCGAGGTGCATGCACCATGACCGAGCTGGCCTGCGGACGGCACCCCGACACCGATTGCCCGTTCTGGGAATGCTGCGCCTGGGTTCAGCGCAGCCCTGTCGATATTCCCACTATGACCTCAGAATCGACCTCATGACCAACCCCATTAATCGGGCGCTGACCGCCTTCGATGAGTTCATCGCCGCGTGGCTCGGACCCGCCGCGCAACGGTTCGTATTCACCTCGGGCAACACCCACGCTGAGCGGGTACGTGAAGCCATCCGCACAGTGGCTAAGGCCGACGAAGACGACCGCCGCATCGGTTACGGTGTGTTCTCCAAGGCCCCAAATATCAAGCGAGAAGCGGCCTACGACTACGACCTGATTAGCGCAGTGCTCGATGACCTCGCCCAGGCGCAGAACGCCCACGAGTACGCCACCAAGCAGCGTGTCGGGGAGTTCGTCATCTGCGAAATCCAAGAGGTCCGGGAATGACCGCACAGGAGTGGGTTATCTACCGTCTCAGCCGCATCGCGTGTCGGTTCGGTTACCACACCTTGACCTGCCGGGGTCGTGTTGATCATGACCCCTACGCGGGCTGTTGGACCGATAAGTGGTGACCCTGGGCAAATCGGCAGTTGACGTAAGGCGGATCTATCGGCGCGCGACACGACAACCGGCGCAGCTAACCCGAAACCCGTGCTGACGTGTGCTAACGTCGTTCTTGCGCACGAAATGTCTACTGACGAACCGTGCCAGAAAGCGCCCCGAGCCAAGTGCCGGGGCGTTTCGCATTTCCCGGGGAGGTGCCGATGACCACATTCGCAAGCCCCACCCCACTCACCGAACGCATCACCAACGCCAAACACGCACTCGACCAAGCACGCCGCGACGGACACCAACCGTTGATCGAAGCCGCCGAACGCGTACTCAACGGCTTGTTGGACCGGCTACCAAGACACTCCACAGCCGAGGAGTAGCCCCATGGATGTTCGACGCTGGATCGCTGGACGCCTGATCCGCCTGGCACACAAGATCTACCCACCCAAGGTGACGGTCGTGAACCGCATCGAATGTGGCAAAGCGGGTGAAGCTGGACGGCTCGCCGGACTAGAGCTGGGCAGACGACTGACTGAGCAGGCTGTGCAGTACGGACGCCTCTAGCTACGCGCGATGTTCCCGCACTGATCAACAGTCAGCACGTGCCGCTTCTCCCCACCGTCCAACGCAATGATCAGCCAGATCGGCAACCACAACCCGCACAGCAACACACTCACCAACAGGTGCAGGATGTGGTTGACCTTCTGCCCCGTCACCAGCACCGCGCTGTACGGCGTAACCGATTCGATCCGGCCACGAGACACCGCGACCTCATGAGACAAAGCGTTCTGCAGGTTCTGCCGGCGAACCTCATCCGACACCAACACAGTCGACACGATCACCGGGGCATTGGCTGGTGCAAGGTTGATACGAGCCGCCATCCCCACAGCGCCGATCAACGTGCACATCGCAACGAACGCGAAGAACGAAGCGTCGAACGCCATCGCCAGGATGAACGCCACCACCGTCACACCGGCCAACACGATCGGCACACGGTAACGCTGCATCACATCATCGGCACTGCCCGTAGTCATAAACGCACAGCGTACGACCAGGCATAGACAGAATGGAACGGTGATGGAAGAAGTCGCCACATGAGCCGCAACCTTCCGTCCAACAACTGAATACCCTGCAAGCAACCTCGGCTGATCCCCGAGGCTAGAAAACCCCCGTATCTCCAGGTACGGGGGTTTTCGCATCCCTGGAGACGAACATGAACATCGCAGATACGTTCTGGTCCAACGTCGACAAGAGCGGCGACTGCTGGCTATGGACTCGATCCACTCGGGGCTACCGCGGCTACGGCCGGTTCCAGTTCGATGGCCACTATGTGATGGCACATCGGGTCGCCTACATCCTTGAGGTCGGACCCATTCCCGATGGGTATCAGGTGGACCACCTCTGCCGCGTTCGTCACTGTGTTCGCCCCAGTCATCTGGAAGCGGTAACGCAGTACGTCAACAACATGCGCAGCGAGTCGGTGTCCGCTCAGGCGGCACGTCAGACCCAGTGCATTCATGGCCACGACTTCACTCAGGCGAACACCTACGTCACGCCAGATGGACGACGCCAGTGCCGCACGTGCATCGCGGACCGACTGGCGCGGCACCAGCGCCGCCGACGCGCAGCAGCCTGACCCAGGGGGAGGCCCCGGTCCGACCTCGGCCACCCGTCTCTCAGGGCATACGCGGGTGTGTGTGTGACCCAGGGGTAGGGGGTTAAGGTGCCGTTCGCTTCGACCACGATCCGTGATCGGCGCCGCGCTGAGGTCCGCCGGCGCGATGGTGACGCCCCGTGTGCGCTGCAGATCACGGCCGATTGTCAGGCGCTTGGCGGGGAGATTGACTACGACGCCCGGCCTCCTCATCCGCGTTCGTTCACGGTGGACCACATTGTGTCCTCGGATGAGGCTCTGCGACTTGGGTGGTCGCAGGCTGAGGCTGATGCTCTGGACAACTGCCAGGCGGCGTGCCGTCAGTGCAACCGTGCGAAATCGTCTGGCGCGAAGCCGGTCGATCCGATTCGGGTGTCGTATGTGAACCCGCGTTTCATCTGATATTGCGCCGCGATGGCGCAGTGAAGGAGTTGGCCGCGATGGCTGAGTACGTCACGTTGAATGATGCGATGGACGCCAATGATGAGTTGGCAGAGGCCAAGATTCGTTACCGGCTCCTGGCTGAGGCGTTCGAAGAGAAGCCACAACTGCGGTCGCAGTTGAACGCTCAGCTTGAGCGGGCGAAGGCGGAGATCGGTCGTCTGCGGGCACTGGCGCCGAAGTCGGGCGCCGAGACTGCGGCTGAACAAGCTGAATCGTCGGGCAAGGTAGTGGCGTTCGATGCCGGTCGCTTCCGGAAATCGGGCTAACCCTGCTCCGCTCGTCGACATTGCACGGCACTGTGTCATCCCGGATGACATAGCTTTCACGCGCTACCACGAATTGATCGCGCCGGAGCTGCCCGGCATGGGTGTGACGCTCGATCAGTGGCAAGAGGACATTTGGTACGCGGCGCTCGGGGTGCGGGACGACGAAGACCGCAGTCTGGCGTGCGATGTCATGGGCGTGACGTTGAGCATCGCGCGGCAGGCCGGCAAGACGTGGGGCATCATGGCAGGCCTCATCGCGATCTGTTTGTCGCGTCCGGGCACGTTGGTGATTTGGTCGTCGCATCATGACCGGACGTCGTCGGAGACGTTGACGAAGATCGCGGGCATTGTTGAGAAGCCTGCGATTCGTCCGAAGATGCGTGCCCAGCATCCAGTGGTGCAGGCTGACGACAACCGTGGTGTGCACTTTGCGAATGGGTCGCGAATCTTGTTCGGTGCTCGATCGGCGGGGTTTGGCCGTGGCTTCGCCGAGGTAGATATCCAGGTGTACGACGAGTGCCAGAACCTGAAAGAGTCGGCGCTCACCGACATGCTTGCGGCGATGAACGTCTCCGATATTGGGTTGGCGTTCTTCATGGGAACACCACCTCGGCCGCAGGATGTGGCGCTGGGTGTGCATGAGGCGTTCAAGCGGCGGCGAGACAAAGCGCTGGCGCCGATGAAGAAGCGTCCGTTCAAGGGCATCTATGTGGAGTTCTCCCCGGAGTCTCCCGAGGGCGTGGTGTCTGACATTGATGCGCCGGGCTTTTGGGAGAAGCTGTCGGAGGCGAACCCCTCCTACAGTTTCCGGGTCGGCAATTCCGCGATTGAGCGGCTTGTGGAGAACATGTCTCCCGAGGATGTTCTGCGTGAGGTCTTCGGGATCTGGGACAAGACCAACGAGACGCTCGCGGTGGTGCCCAAGGAGCAGTGGAACACTCTCGCCGTGGACCTGGACACGCTCCCGGACGTGGCGTCCTACGGAATCAACGCCACGCGTACAGGGTGGCTATGGGTCACCGCATGTTGGTGCGAGGGGAATTCCGCGCACGTCGAGATCGCGCTAGGGACACAGTCAGAGGTGGAAGCGGTGAACTTCATGTCTCTGCACGCCACCAAAAGGACACCAATCAAGCATGATTCCAGCGGTGCGGCCAAGGCGCTGGGCGAGAAGCTCAAGCAACTCGGCTTCAAGGCATCCGCCTATACGAAGAACGAAGCCGGGGCCGGCAATGCGCTGTGGCTGGGCATGGCTGATCAGGGCCGACTGACACACAACGGCCATCCGGATCTCGACACGGCAATCCGCGGGTCTCGCCGGCAGGACCTGGCATCCGGTGGATGGGTGTTGGTCCCACGTTCAGATTCGTTCGACATTGGTCCAGCAATCTCGATGTCCGCCGCGGTTTACGCAGCAGTGACTACTCGCAGGACGACTGGCACCCGGAGAGTAAAGAAGGCGGTGGTGGGATGACTACGGCTATCGCACTGCCGTCGCTGAAGCTCTCGGAGTCCGAGCGAGATTCGGCTGCATTGTTGCGCGCGCAGTTGCAGCGGGTCGCGCTGAAGAACAAGTTCAAGGCCGATCTGTATGAGGGCAAGCACTGCGCAGAGGATCTCGGTATCTCGGCTCCGGCTGGGCTGCCGGGTCTGATTGAGGCTGTGATCGGATGGCCTGGAACGGTAGTTGATGTCTTGGAGGAGAGGCTCGAGAAGCAGGGTTGGACTGGCGCTGAAGAGGTAGACCTTCAGAGCGTGTACGTTGACAACGATCTCGCAGTGGAGTCCGGCCGTGGGCATTTGGACGCCTTGACCTACGGGTGCGGGTTTGTCAGTGTCGGCCGCGGCAAAGGGGACGAGCCAGCTGTCCTGGTGACGGTGGAGTCGACTGAATCGTGCACGGTGGAGTGGGATTACCGGCTGCGGCGGGCGAAGTCGGCACTGTCGCAGACACGGGACCGGCACGGTGTTCCGATCATGGAGACGCTGTATCTGCCGAATGAGACGATCCGGTTCGAGCGGACCCGTGGCGAACTCGTGATCGTTGATCGTGACCCGCACAAGCTTGGTCGGGTTCCGGTGGCTCGGATGTTGAACCGTGAGCGTGCTTCTGATGTGCATGGACGTTCGGAGATCACCCGGGCGGTGGTGTATCTGACCAATGCGGCGATCCGCACCTTGACGGGCATGGAGATCAACCGGGAGTTCTACACCACCCCGAAGTGGACGGCGTTGAATACCGATCCTGCGGTGTTTGGGATGAGTGAGGACAACTCGCCGGAGGAAAACCGCAAGGCTGGTTGGACTTCCACCTCGGGTCGGTTGAACGCGATTCCACCGCAGGTGGATGACGACGGCAATATTGTTGAGCCGAAGTTGCATGAGTTCCGGCCGGCACCGCCAACCCCGTATATCGATCAGGTGCGGGCGTATTCGATGCTTCTGGCCGCAGAATGTGGGTTCCCGTCGTCGTATCTGGGTTTCGTGACGGAGAATCCTCCGTCTGCGGATTCGATTCGTCAGCAGGAGTACCGGTTGGTGAAGCGCGCGGAACGGCGCCAGACCAGTTTCGGGTTGGCGTGGCGCGAAGTCGCTTACCTGTCAATGTTGTTCCGGGACGGATCGGTGGATCCTGACGTGTTCCGTCAGATCGGCGTGAAGTGGCGTGACGCCTCCACTCCGACTCGGGCGGCATCAGCTGATGAGGCAGCGAAGCTGATTGGCTCTGGTGTGCTGCCCGCCGTTTCTTCGGTTACCTATGACCGGATCGGGCTGTCCCAGCAGGAACAGCAGCAGTTGGAGCGCGATCGCGCAAAGGCTTCTGGCGGCAAGGTAATCGACCGGCTCCGGTCCATCCGAAACGTGAACTCGGACGTCAATGGCAACGGCAACGGAACTCCGCAGCCTAGTTCAAACGCTCTCTGACGAGGCGGGCAGCGATCTTTCGCTGCTATGGGCGCAGATCTTCACCCCAGACTTGCGGGCGGAACGCGACAGTCTTCCTGATGTGGGCGGGTCGTATGAGGTGTGGATCCGTCCATTGCTGGCAGAGCTGCAGGACGCTCTGATGGATGCGATGCCCGCCCTGGTGGGCGAATACAGTGATGCGGCGGCGGTCGTTTCAGCTGATTGGTACGACGAGTATCGAGACGCGCAAGGTGTCGGCGGATCGTTCCGGGCTGATGTACCAGTGTCTCAGAATCTCGGAGCGGAAGCCTTGGCGGGCTGGGGATCAAGTCTCATCACTCCAGAGACCGCCGACTGGGATGCTGCGCTAACTCGGCTCACTGGTGGTCTTCAGCGGCGCATCTCGGATTCGAGCCGCGCCACGATCACCGGCGCCACACACGCCGACCCACAGGCGCGTGGATGGCAGCGCAAAGCTCGACCGGATGGTTGCGGCTTCTGTCAGATGCTTGCCGGCCGCGCCACGCTGTATCGCAGCCAAGGAACAGCTGACTTTGGGGCGCATGACCATTGCCATTGCGTCGCCGTCCCAGCGTTCGGCGGACAGCCACTTCCTGTGAGGGCGTACACGCCGACGTCTCGAAACATCACCGACGCTGACCGCGCCCGAACTCGGGCGTGGATCAAGGCGAACCTCTAGACCCCCGGAAGGCGCGAGGCCGACCGGTTTACCTCTGCGACGGAGGAAGAATGACCGCACCAATCACCCCGGAAGCTCCACAGGGAGACCCCACACCAGAGGGAGACCCGAACCCCGTCCCTGACGAACCGTTGGGCGAGGGCGGCAAGAAGGCCTTAGACGCGGAGCGCGAAGCCCGCAAGACGGCCGAGTCTCAAGCCAAGGACCTGCAGAAGCAGTTGGATGCGGCGAACGCCCAACTGAAAACAGCGAAGAACGAGGGATTGCCCGAGTGGCAGCAGAAGTTCAACGAACTGCAGGAGAAGCTGGATGGCGCTCTGGCCGCACAGAAACAGGCCGAGGAGACCGCCCAAGCTGCCACTTTGGCGCAACTGCGCACCGACCGTGCAGCCGAGAAGGGGCTGCCGGCGGCACTCGCGAAGAAGTTGACCGGAACCACGGCTGAGGAGTTGGACGAAGAAATCGACGAGCTGCTTCCGCATCTCGGCACTCCTGGTCCGAAACCGAATCCGCAGCAGGGCAATCCGTCGCAAGCGCGTGGCGGATCTCTGGCCGCTGGCCGTGAACGGTATGCGGCAGCACATCCCAAGTAACCCCCGCAGGTGGGCCACCTGCACATCGCTCTTGAAAGGAGAGTGACACCATGACTCAGCTCGGTATTCGTAGCGAGTCTGTCGGTGCAGGTGACCAGTCCTGGCTTGGCTCACGGCATGGCACCGATACCGCGCGTTCGGCAACGCTGGATCCCACCGCATGGTCGGGCAAGACCAGCAACGGCGTGATCAAGTCGGGGGAGCCGTTCGCGCTCGCCTCCGGCCTGGCTGTGCCCTACGCCTCGGGTGCCTCCGATGGCACTGAGGTCATCTACGGCTTCATCCTGACCGACACCCCTGTCGTCAGTGGCGCCGGCAACGTGACGTTCCCCGCCCTGCGGCGCGGCTCTGTCATTCTGTCCAAACTGCCATCCACGGTCGCCGCTACCGCGAAGACCTCCGGCAACTTCACCTGGGAGGCCTGATCATGGCACTCTGGACTGACCTCATCACTCCCGCTGAGTTGACCGGGTTCGCCCGCGCTGCAGTGGAGGACGTGGAGCGGCAGAAGGCCACTCTGGCGCGTTGGCTGCCGAACTACTCGGTGCCCGATGTTGTGGTCCGAACCATCGTCGCAGCGGACGGCAACGGCGCGCTGGCGCAGTACCGGGCGTTCGACGCTGAGACCCCGATCGGGTCCGGCGGCTCGGGTACCCGCAAGGTGTTCGAACTTCTGCCCCTGGGCCTTAAGGAACGGGTGTCGGAGTACGACCAGTTGCGGGCACGCGGCAACGACGCTCAGGCGATGGTCCTGGGTGGCGTCGAGAAGGCCGCCCAGCGGGTCGCCAACGCGGTCGTTGACCGCCTGGAGGTCGCGCGCGGTCAGGCCATCGATTCGGGCGCACTGACCATCAACGAGAACGGTGTGGTGCAGACCATGTCGTTCGGTCGCCCCGGCGGCAACACAGTCACCGCATCGGTGCTGTGGAACGCCGGGTCGGGCACCCCGAAGCCGATCGACGATCTGATCGCCTGGTGCGACGTGTTCGCCGCCGGCAACCAGGGTGCGATGCCCGGTGCGATCGTCACGTCCCGCAAGGTCGTCGCTGCCCTGCAGCGGTCGGCTGACATTCGCTCGCTGGCCGCCACGATGGCGGGAACCCCCGCGATCGTGTCGGTCGACGCGTTGAATGCCATCCTCGCCGGGTATGGCCTGCCTCCGATCTACGTGTACGACCGCAAGATCCGGGGCACCGCTGTTCTGAACGTGAACAAGGTGTACCTGCTTCCCGCCCCGGTCGATCCGAACGGGCAGTCGGAGTTGGGCGCCACGTTCTACGGCGAAACCCTGGAGGCCGGGGAACCGGAGTACGGGATCGGCGCGTCGGACCAGCCTGGCCTGGTTGTGGGCGCCTGGAAGACCAAGGATCCCATCGCGGTGTGGGTCCATTCCAACGCCATCGCCCTCCCGGTGTTGGTGAATCCCGTCGCCTCGATGGTTGCCACGGTCGTCTCCTGATGAAGATCCGTGACGACCTGGAAGGGGTTGTCTACGTACACACCGCTGGTGGCGGTGTCGCTTGCCTGAAGGCCGGCGACACCGTCCCAGACGGTGTGGAGGTGGGCGATCACCTGACCGAGAAGGATTCCGATGGTGCTGGCGTCAAGCGCGGACGTCGTAGCGCGCCTCGGCCGTCCACTGACGACTGACGAGACAGCCCGGGTGACCGGGCTTCTCGAAGAGGCGTCGGTGATGGTTGAAGGCTGGCTTCAGTGCGTGCCGGATCCGGTGCCGGATGCGGTGAAGATCGTCGTGTCACGCATGGTGGCACGCGTCCTCACGACAGCGGGAGCAGGCCCAGGTCCGGGTGTCACCGGCATGCAGGGCGCGATGGGACCGTTTCAGATGAACCGCACGTACTCGCCGGATGCGACATCCGGCGGGGTGTGGCTCACCCGGCAGGATAAGACGATGTTGCGCCCCTACGGGTGTCGCGGCAAGGCCGGGAATGTGGGCACATCGAAGTGGTGAGCCCACACGACCTGATCGACGTTCCCGGAGAGGGGCAGTTCGAGGTCATCGGGTATCCCGAGGACTACTCGCACTCGCCGTGGCCGTTCCCTCCCGACTACCCGATTCTCTATGAGGTTGGGGTGCATTCGTACTCGTCAACAACCACGGACGATTACGGGCGCGACGTCGCTGTCTACAACCCCGCCAAATCGGATCCTGGTACGCCACTTGCGGTGTACGGGTGGGCCAACCCCACCAACACGGAGCCGAAAGTGGCGGGCCATGACCGAGTGGTTGTCGAATTTGAGGTCTACGTCCCGCCGTTCTATGTGGTGAATCTTCGGAGGGTTGAAGGGTGATCACTGTCCATCTGCTTGACGGTGACACGGAGGACCACGAAGAGGCCACCCGGTTTGCCACCGATGAGCACAACAACCTGTGCATCTACGCCGGAAAGAACACGGACGCTCTGCTGGCGGTCTACCACCCGTCGGTATGGGCGAAATGTGAGGTGACCGATGACGATCAGGGTTAAGCACAAGGTCGGCGGATACTACAAACTCCGCTCTACTGGTGGAGTTCAGGCATACCTGGAAGGTGCTGCGGAGAGTGTCGCTTCCCGCGCCAACGCCCAGCTGAAGGGCAAGGGCGGCAAAGGGTTCGTCACCGGGAGTAAGCAGGGCGCCAAACGCCCCCAAGGCCGGTGGCGGACCAGCGTGGCCGCGGTGTCGCCATACGCGAAGCGAGCCAACGCCAAGCGCAACATACTTTTACGCGCGCTGTCCGGTTAATAGGTAAGGCCTGTCAAGGTACTTGATTGCAGCCTGTAGCAACGCAGGATTGTCCTTGAAATACCCCAGGCCTGAATTGCATGACCCGCATAGAATCCCGCGGATTGATCCAGTTGAGTGACAGTGGTCGACCGAAAGCGACTTCCCCTCGAATGAAACTGACGACCCGCATATCCCACATCGGTCCCCATTGGTTTCGATGAGTTGTCGGGCGGCACCGCGGGGGAGTGAGTACCTGGCTTCGACGTTGAGCAACCGGGTGCAAGGCTTGCATGCGCGTCCTCGGCTGTTCCGCCGTGTGTCCGAGTTGAAGGTATGGAACTGGTCGTAAGGTTTTAGCTCGCCGCACTCGCCACACACCTTCCCTATGGATGCGCAGTCTGGGCAAGTTACGCGGCGGCCTCCGGGACCTGAATGGTAGTAATTGGCGCCGCAGCCTTTGCAGGTGCGTAACTTTCGGCGGGCCTGCTTGCAGCACTCGATGCACCGAGAATGCTTGCGATCTCGTCGTCCGCTTCTTTGGGATGGCGCCCGATCGTAAAAGTCGGTATCGCAGTCCTTGGGGAGCTTGCATCCTGGGCAAATGCGAATCGTCACAACGTAATTGTACCAATCTGAGTGAACGGGGGTTGTGCGTAGATGCCTAGCTTCTGGACTCCCGCGGCGCCCGGGGTGCTGACCGCGATCCGGATCCTGACACCGAGTCAACCGAAGGTGTCCGATGAGATGCCGAAAAACCGGCCCAATCAGATCATCCTGATCAGCCAGGTAGGTGGCGATCGGCCCAATCCGGTCCAGTCGGTCCACCGGCTGCTGATCGAATGCTGGTTGAGCAAGTCTCTGGATTCGAGCGTGAACATCGAAACATGGTGCGGGGAAGTGTCAGCCGCACTGCGCAACTCATCCGGCAACCTCTACAACGGGGTGTTCTCGTACGGGTGGGGCAACGAGCAGGGCCCGGTTGATTTTCCGGACCCGGACGTCACCGACATGCGCCGGTGGCAGTTCCACGGAGACCTCACCCTCTCCACCAAATAACTGAATATCGAATCCCTTTCAGGCCCAGCCAAACTGCCTTCGAAAGGGGCTGGCCAATCATGGCTGATAGCAAAAATGTCTGGGCCGCCGGTCGGTCCTCTGACGACGAAGCTTTCTTCGGTGGGCCGCTCGGCACAGCTCTGCCGACCGATGCCGTTGACGTCCTGGACCCCGCACTTGAACCGCACGGCTGGATGGGTGACGACGGGTTCGTCAACAACATTCAGCGAGACGTGACCAAGCACAAGGACTTCGCAGGTACCACCATCAAGACCACCCAGGACAACTACGAGGAGACCGTGCAGGTCACCTGCTGCGAGTCCAACCCGGTTGTCCTGAAGACGGTGTTCGGCGACGACAACGTCACCGTCAGCTACACATCTGGACACCGCAAGATCAGCATCGGCCACGACGACGCGCCGCTGCCCCGCAAGTCGTGGGTGGTCCGCGTCATCGACGGCGTGAAGACCCGCATGCTGGTCATCCCCGAAGGTCAGGTCACCGAGGTCGGTGAAGTGACCTGGCTGTCTTCGGAACTCGTGCAGTACACCCTGACGATCGACTGCTTCAAGCCGGCCGCTGGCTCGCAGCCCGACAACCCGAAGGCCGTAAACGAGTACATCGACGAACCCGATGTGACCGGCGCCGGAACCGACTACCTGGTGACTCTCGGTTCGCCGTCGGCGGGCACGTTCACGCTGACGTACCGCGGCAACACCACCGCCGGTATCGCCTACAACGCTGCGGCGGCCGCGGTGAAGTCGGCGCTGGTGGCGCTCGATGACGGCTACGACGCGTCCGATTGGACCGTGACCGGTTCGACGGGTGGCCCGTACACCATCACCACGCCGACCGGGCATGCGGTGACCGGCTCCGGCGCTGGCCTGACGGGCGGCACGTTCAGCATCACCACTGTGTAACCCAAGTCCCTGCCCGGTGGCTCTTCCATGGCTGGGCCTGGCCACCGGGCAGGCCCCTTATAGGCCCAGCCAACAAAACAACCTGAAGGTCCAGCCAAATGACAGACATCATTCCCGCTTCAGATCCGCGCGTCCGCGTCGAATTGACTTTCCACCCAGAAGGCAAAGATCCAGTCACAGTGTCGCTGCCGCGGTGGGATTTCCTCGACGAACCAACCGTGCGAGGCATCAAGGCCGTCCTGCGCCGATTCAAACAAGACGTTGAGAAGCAGGCCGGCGAGATTCGGCGGAACTTCCGCCGCTACCAGGCCGATCTTCGTAGGTACCAGAAATCACTGGACGCTTGGGAGAAACGACTCGACGACCCCGACATCGACGATCCCGGGCCTGAACCGGAGGAACCGGCACGCCCAGACTTCGACGAGACGATGGACGAGCGTGAGGCCGAACGGGTTTCCAGCCTCGCCATCTTCAAAGAGGTACTGACCGCCGCCCAGTACAAGGTGGTGGAGAAGTGCACCACAGCTGAATTGGTTCAGGCCCGCGCCGCCTGGGATGAGGCGTCGTCGATCCCACTGGGGGAATTGTTGGCCTCTCCGACCTCCTCGACGGAGACCACGGAGGGGCCATCCGCGCCGATCTCATCAACCGCGGATGGACCATCCGAGACATCGGTCCCCGGCTCTCCTGGGGAGACTTCCGAGACTTCATAGCGTGGCTTCCGCCTACTGGGGATAGCGCGTATTACCGGTCACTGCACCCGCGTTCGTGGTGGTGGTCGCCGCTGGTGGATTTCCTGGCGATGATCCTGCTCGTTTTGCAGGGGGCTAACTGGCAGCGCGGCGGCGGCAAGGGGCCGCGGCCGAAGCTGCAGAAACGGCCATCGGATAAGCCGCCCGCGGTGAAGTCGGTCGCGGAGCTCGAAGAGAAGAAACGCACGCAGGCGGAGCATCTGCGGCGGCGGCGTGAACAGAAGTGGAAGGCGGTGGACGATGGATAGAAATCGTCGCACCTGCCCGACTTGCTCCAGTCCGATCAATCGTGGCCCTGGACAACATGCCTACTGCTCTGATGAATGCCGCCCAACGTGCTCGTTTGACGGATGCAACGATCCAACGAGAGGGAAGTCGAACCTCTGCGCGGCGCACTACACCCAGCGGCTTCGGGGCGGTTCCCTGAAGTCGAAATCGTATGCACAGGAGTGGGTATGTGTGGTGTGCGGGGCCGACGTCCCAAAGGGAAGCGGCCGGCGCCGACACTGCTCTGGCAGATGCCAGGCGATGCACTCCAGAAACAAGGCTCGGCCAAAGTCTTTCACCTGCGCGATCTGTTCGGATGAAGTGAGCCTGATTGAACCTTCAACCAAGGCTGGTCAATTCAAGAGATCCGATTCGAAGCTATGCAACAGGTGCAAGGTCCGCACCAAGTATGGAATGAACCCTCGCCAACTCGCAGCAAGGGATGGCTTGGACTGCAAGATATGTGGCGATCCAGTTGACATGAATGCCAACAAGGATGACCTGTTCCGGCCATCAGTGGACCACATCATCCCCAGGTCATCTGGCGGATCGGACGATCCTTCGAACCTTCAACTTGCGCACCTGTGGTGCAACCAGGTTAAGAATCACCGCGCCAACTTTACGTTGGTGCTCGAATCCGCAGCGCGGGGAGAGGGGGGTAGAAGCAGTGGCTAACGGAATCGAATTGGCAACTGCATATTGACGTCAGCCTCGTTGCTGACACCAAGAACCTGTCCAAGCAGATCAATTCTGCTTTCGACACCGCCGCTCGGGATGCGACTCGCTCCGGCAACAAGATCGGGCAGAATCTCAACACCTCCATCGGTCAAGGCCTCGGCGGATCCAAGGGCGCTGCGGCGAAAGCTGGATCCGATGCGGCCCGCGAGTACGAGCGGGCTCTGCAGTCGTCGATCCGTGGCGAAAAGATCGGCACCGCGGTAGGTACGGTGATTGGCAAGGGCCTCGGCCTGGGCATCAAGGCGGGTATCGGTGTTGCCGCTGCCGGCGCGACCGCTGCTGTCGGGCTGCTCGCTACGTCGCTGACGAAGGGTTTCGCGCGGCTCAAGAATATCGACGCCGCCCAATTCAAGCTGCAGGCACTGGGCCACTCCGCTGCTGACGTGAAGACCATCATGGATTCAGCGTTGAAGTCGGTTAAGGGTACCGCCTTTGGCTTGGACTCGGCCGCTAACACGGCAGCAACGGCGGTGGCCGCCGGTGTGCCCACGGGGCAGTCGCTGACGGACTATCTGTCCAATGTCGCTGACGCTGCGGCGATTGCACAAACGTCGCTCGATGATATGGGCTCGATCTTCAACAAGGTGCAGACCAACGGCAAGGCGATGACCGATGACCTGCAGATGCTCGCTGATCGTGGCCTGCCGATCTTCACGTGGTTGCAGAAGCAGTACGGGGTGTCCGGTGAGGCGCTGCAGAAGATGGTCGAGGACGGCAAGGTGTCGGCCGCGGACTTTCAGCGCGCGGTGCACGACAACATCGCTGGTTCGGCGCAGAAGATGGGTGAATCGTTCGAGGGTTCATTGCAGAACCTCGATGCCGCGATGGGCCGCCTGGGCGCAACCATTCTCGGTATCCCGTTCAGTAACGCTGCCAGTGGCATTGGAACCATCACCACTGCATTGGACAATCTCAACGGCTGGGTGTCTCAACATCAGAGCGGATTGATCGACTTCTGGAGCCTCGTCGGGAAAGCTGCGGTGTTCGCCGGGCAATCCACACTGCAAGGTGCCTCGGACATCATCGAAGCGGTCGCCGGCTTTGTCGGTGGTATCGGCAACATCCAGGGGCACCTGAAGCGGTTGTATGCCGCGCAGCAACGGCTTATCGGCCGGGATGATGTTGCCGACGCGGCCGATCGGGAAGCGGATCAGTATTTCTCGTGGGGCGAAAACCTGCAGAAGGTCTCTGACAACCTCCAAACCGCGGCCACGAATGCCGGCAACTTCTACGGCAAGCTCGATCAGTGGGCCGACAAGGCGAAAGCCGCGGCCACAATGACCGACGCGCTGGGCGATTCGTTCATCAAGGTCAATGAGAACGGTCAAATCATCGTGCAATCCAACGCGATGGACAAGCTCGAAGAGCTCAACAAGCTTGAACTGGTCGTGAAGAACCTGCCAGACGGATCGTTCGAGGTGGTCCCTGGAACTCCTGAAGCGCAACGGCTCATCGACGCATTCGTGGCGAAGAACGGGACACTGCCGCCGGCGACAGTGCCTGTGGATGTGGATATTTCGGCGGCGCAAGCCAAACTTCAGGGCCTCTACAACGAAGTGTTCAAGCTGCCGGCGGGATACACGCCACCGGCCGCCACCACCGCTCAGGAGCAGGTTTTCGCGCCACCTCCCGGAGGTTTCAACACGGGGCAGTACGGATCGTATGTGCCCTATGACCCGGAGGCGTGGAAGCGGCCCAAGTTCGGTGGCGGTCGGGCCCGTGGTGGACCGATCTTCGGCTCCGGGCCGAAGGGTAAAGATTCTGTACTGATCGCGGCCGCCCCCGGTGAGCACATGCTTACAGCCGAAGAGGTCGACATGCTTGGCGGCCAGGGCGGCGCGTACGCCTTGCGAGCCGCAATTCGCGCGGGTGCGCTCCCAGGGTTCTCTGGCGGCGGCGACGTCAATGACGACCAGATCATGCCCTGGCTGATTCAGCGAGGTGTTGTCAATCGCAGCAGTTGGGGAAATTTCAACCCCGCCATGAGAATCGACACCAGCATGGCATCCGTCGCCCCACCATTCGACGAGTGGCGATTGACCATGGATGACATCACTGACATCACCACGGTGTCGCCACGCGAACGTATGGCCCCTCCGCGCAAGTCTCCAAGCGACCCGGTGTGGGATTGGGTGGCCAAGAACGCCGGATTCGAAAACGGCGGCGCCATCGGCGCAATCGACTACGCGTACCAAAACTCCGGCAAGAAATACCAGTACGGCGCATTTGACTGCTCCATGCTGGCGTCGCAGGTATACGCGCGGATGGCCGGACTTCCTCCCGGGCGGTACTTCGCTACCGACTCTGACTTCGCCGCTCTCGGCTTCAAGAAGGGCTACAAGCCTGGCGCGTTGAACATCGGCACTAACGGTGGATCTGGAACCAATGGGCACATGGCGGTGACCCTGCCCAATGGGGTCAACGCAGAGAATTCCGGTTCCGGTGGCTCCATGTACGGCGGGGCCGCCAAGGGTGCCAACGACTTCAGTCAGCAGTGGTATTACGAGCCCCCTAACTCGGGTGATATGGGCGACCTGCAGGCCAACGGAATGCAGGCCAACGGGATGCAAGCCCATGGCATGTCTGCGGGAGCCGCCCCAGGGCCGGTTGGATCCGATGGGCAGCCTGTGACGCCGGGATCCGGTGCTACACCGACAGATTCCGGCCGCACCGAGGGCTACATTCCTGCTGGCGCCGGCAACACCAGCGTCGCTGGTACGTCGTTCATGTCCGGTATCTACAACATGGGCGCCGAGGCCATCAACGGCCTGATCGACCAGGCGGCCTCCGCCGCGGCCACAGCAGCTTCAGCCGCGGCAACCGCAGGCAGCTTCGGCGCCGGTGGGCAGGCCGCCGGGCCGGCTGCCGCATTCGCGATCGGCATGGGCGCCAACGCCGCCAAGCGCGGCGTCTCATACGGGGCGCAGATGCTCGGTATCGGCACCGACGCTTTGATCGAGCAGTTGACACCGTTCGGGGCCCCGCGCTGGTTGTCGACGGATCCCACAGCCTTCATGCCTCAAGGGTTGACGTCGGCTGCCACCACGAGCTTGGAGCAGATGATGCAGGGTGGGGATCAGCCGCAGGCGGCCGGCCAGCAGCCGGTAGGGCATCAAGGCACAGGCGCCCCTCCGGGGCCCGCGGCCCCGCAAGCCAACCTCGCCCCGCAACGCCCCGAAGATCTACACCCCGCGGAGAACAATGGCATCACAATCGGCAGCATCACCGGCATGGACCCTGACCAGGTCGGCAACGAGCTGCTGAAAGTTCAGCGCTACAACGCACTCCAGTATCAGGGGCGGCCATGAGCAACCCCGGCATCCGTGACATCAGCATCCACGGGCAGAACGACGAACACCTGTGCGTCCACGGTGATGACCGTGGCCGGCAAGGCGTGTACCTGTCCGAAGGCGGGGTGTCGAAGCTGTATGACTCCCCGGAGAAGCAGACATGGAAGCAGGGTGCTCGGCAACGCAGGGCTAAGCAGAAGTCCCGTAAGCCCATTGCGCGGGACATGGACTTGCAGTTCACCAGCAAGGAAACCGTCGGGCGCACCGCCGAGCAGAACGAATCCCTGCTGATCCAGGCAATCGGGTTCGAACTCGACAAGTACGACCGGGATGCGAAGTACGCGAAGATTGCTGTGTCGACGGACATGTCCGGCACTCGGTATCTGGATGTCGTCCAGTACGAGGATCCTGACCTGTCGCCGAAGATTGATCCCATCCAGCAGCAGCTGCTCAAGTCGATGCTGAAGCTGCGCGCGGGCGACCCGGACTGGTATGAGAAGCCGGACGTATCCACGGTGAAATTCACTTCGGATGGTTGGGATGAGATCGAGGTGTCCAACCCCACCAACCGGGACATGTACCTGAAATGGGTTGTCACCGGCGGAACCCCGACACTGCCTGACTTCTCGTGGGGCGGGCCGAAGGGGAAGCGAACCCCGATGGGTAAGGATTCGGCGCGGATGGTGCCGTGCCGCACCATCACCCCCACTGACGGCGGGTTGACGATCGACCTCGACCCCGACGAGTTGATGGCCCGCACTGCGACGAACACGAACTACCTGGCCCGGATGCAAGGCCAGTTCTTCGTCCACCTCATTCCCTCCTACACGCAGAAGCAGACGTTGCCGGTGTATGTGGAGGACGTTCCCGCAGAGGGGGTGACCGTGCAGTTGATTCAACCCCGACGCTGGAGTCGCCCCTGGGGACAAGAATGGATCAGCTAGGCGCGCTTGCGCCGCTTGCGCCGGTCGGCGATGCAGGCCCTGCATACACGACTGCCACGCCCGTTCACGTAAGTGTTCGCAGCATCGTAAGGATGCTGGTGTGGGCAGTGCGTCTTTATCGAGTTCCTGTGCGTGCCATGAACAACGGCATCGTGCTGATTGTCGGAAGGCGTTCCGTACCGCAGGTTCAGCAACCGGTTGTCAGTGCAGTCGCCATTCAGGTGGCGGATCACAAGCCCTTCGGGGCACGGGCCGATGAAGGCCAGCATCACCAACTGGTGGATATACGCGGTATGACCGACATTGCCGCGAAACGGATTGACATGCAGGTACCCCCTGCGGTCCGGAACCGCGGAGAGCAATCGCGCATGAACCAGTTGGGTGCGGCCATCTGATCGTAAGACGGTGCGCGACTCCGAACGGACGCGGCCGAAGTTCGACACAGAGTACGACTCTTCCCAACCCGGGATCGGGCGCCAATGTTCACCTGGAAGGTCAGCCGGGACAACCGGCACCCGCTGCGCCGCAGCGGTCCTCTGACTCTTGCGGCGCTGATCACGCTGACATGACTTGCAGGCCCTTTGTAGGCCGTCACCATCGCTACTAGATCGGTAGAAATCGCTGGGAGGCAGACTAATGCGACATACCGCGCAGATTTTCGACACGCTGACCAGTATACCGGCCTATTCCATCATGGGGGCTCTCTGATGATTGATCTAGGGCCGGATCTTCTCCCTGACTGTGAGGCGATCTGGCAGGCGACGCTTGCCCAAAAATGGGAGGAACAGCACCTCCGCGACGAGGACGTGCTGATCCGGTTGCACGACGGCGACATGAATCTGCACCACCTCATGCGCAACGAGTACTCCGCGAACTTCTCATGGATCTCCAACGATTCCGGGCCGGCGCAAACCGAGGTGCCCTTCGACTCGCCAGAAGGTTTGTGGCTCTATGACATGTGGGGCCGCATGGAGCGCGGCGAGAAACGCAACGTCCACATCACCGCCGACTATTGCGGGGCCCGGTGGAGCGGACGTCTCGACAAATGCGTGGTGGATTACCGCGAAGACGGCGACGTCGTCGTGGTGTGCGACTGGCTGCACGACTACGAAAACCTGAAGTGGTACACCGTCTGGTCAAATCCCTGGCTGCCGGCGGCGTTTCAGTTCCCCCGCGCGTTCCTGCTGGCCGGTCCGTGCCGTTGGCTGCTGCTCACCGCCCTGCATCTGCAGTTGATTCGTGAGCACAACCCCCTGATCACGATCCCGGACGATCCGCTCGATTTCGGGTCCTATCTCGACGTGTTCGATCAGTCGACGTGGTCTGTGGTGGTCAAGCCCACCAGCTTCATCGACGACATGAACGCCGGCACTGTGTGGGGTGTCATCTCCAGTCGGTGGCAGAACTGGCACGACATGGCGCACATCATGCTGGAGGACGCCGAGCTGTCCGTGGTGTGCCGGCGCTACCTCCCTGGGGATCCTGAGCCGTGGCGCGGCGCCAACCTGCGCTACGGCACCTTGGTCATCGACATTGTCGACAAGTCGGGTGTGCATGTTGGAACATCCAACGGCGGCACCATGTTCGACGGCCTGTTCCGCACCGCCGCGGAGTTCGCCGACGACTTCATCGACTCCACCGAAAACCTCATCGAGGACACTGACCAGCCCAACGACTACTTCCTGAAGGACGTGCGTCTGACGCACAAAGAGCACCCGTACGTCACCTACCGGCAGGTGGAGACCGGGCAGCACATCAACTCACCCGCCAAGGGCGTGCAGGTTAATGTCGGTGGTCACTCGATGCCCGGTGTGAATGAGGCGATCTCGGCGTCGATCCAGGCAGGTTTCGACATTCTCGGTGGCCTTGCCCAAATCGGATCTCTCGGCGGCACCGTCGACACCCTGCTCAAGCCTCTCTATGAGGACACGATTCTGGCGTGGTGGTCGGTCAAGTCGACTGAACGGGCACAAAAGTCGGGCTGGTCAAGGTATTTCGAGTACTTCCAGGACGGCGCCAACAAGGCATACACCATCGCCTCTCTAATGGTGCTTCGAGCGGGGTTCTGGGCGACGAAGACCACAATCTCGTGCAAGCTGCAGGTGATCGACGGCGGACCGTACTTGGTTGGGGACAACGGTCTCGGACACTTCTTCCTCGATGACCGGTTGGGGTACGTGATCCCGGATGATCCGACCGGCCGGATTTGGATGGACAGGGCCCGCAAGATCGAGCTGAAACTCAACGAGGACGGCTCGAAAGAGTGGGTTCCGACCATCGGAGATGAACGCGCACTGCAAGACCCAGCTGCCCGCGCGTGGGGCAAGATCGAGCAGCTCGTGGCCGGCCTGAGAGATTTGGGCGTCTACTGAAAATTAGTCAACCTAATCACAATGGGGTACTGATGGATGTTCCGAGCCGAGAAACGGCTGGTAGGTTTTGGAGCAAGGTAGCCAAAAGTGAGACTTGCTGGAACTGGACTGCGGGCCAAAACGGCTCTGGTTACGGGGTTTTCTGGCCAGCTACCAAGCAGAAGGTCTATGCCCATCGCTGGGCATACGAGTTCTTCAATGGGAAGATCCCTGACGGGATGTTCATTGATCACATCTGTTTCAACACCCGATGCGTGAATCCCTCACATCTCCGAGTGGTTACGCACAAGCAGAATATGGAACACATTCAGCGCGCCAGGCGGCACAGCATCAGCGGTGTTCGCGGCGTCGCGACCAACACCCGAAAGAACATCGTCTACGCCCGGGTTCGCCACAACAACAAGAACTACGCCGGTAAGCACTACCCGAACACCGCAGAAGGCATCGCCAAGGCCGCGCAGGAAGCCGTCGAGCTTCGTGCGAAATACTTCACTCACCAGTAGGGGCAGTACCAAATGGCCGAAAAAGGGCAATTCCCAACTAGAGAAAACTGCGACCCCAACGACCCGGAAGAGTGGGCGCTCTGGATGTTGGTGGCGTGGCCGGGTATGCGTGGCGGACAGCTGGCGATGCCAATCGAGTACTTGCGGCTGGTGTCTAAACGCTTGTGGGACTGTGGCGCCCGACCTGTCGAGGATCCGGTGATCAAGTACCGCGCACCTTCGGGTAATGAACCGCATTGGCTGACATCGCCCGGGCGGTGGGTGGATATCGACGAGCCCGACCCTGTGCCGAACCCGGTTCGGGAGGTTGTGGCGAAACTGTCGCCGCAGCAGCAGGCAGAGGTGTTCCGCGAGTTGAAACGAGTTCGTGAGGAGTCGGAATGATCGGTGACTACGGCACCGTGTTCACGGACATGGTAGTGCGCCGCGGACAGGACTTCACTCACGTCTTCACGCTGACTGCCGGGCAGTCGTTCGTGGGGGGAACAACTGCGGATTTCGAGATCTATGCCCGGGACCGCGAAACCCTCCTCGGGTTCTGGCCGGCCGCCTCAGTCACCACGACATCGGTGAGTGTGCAGGTGTTGGCAGCCCTGCTGGATGCGATCCCAGATGGGGCGTTCTACACGCTGTACGTGCAAGAGCCGGGGTATCCGCGGGTGGCGTGGTTCGAAGGTCCCGTGTGGAGGAAGGGTCGCGCATGATTCCCGCCCAGTTGAACACCCTGTGTGCAGCGTACGGAAACGTCGACGGCATGTCCCTGCACACGACGTCGGGGACAGACACGTCGAACATGCTGGGGTCGAAAGAGTCTCTGGTCGCGTGGAGTTCACCCGCCAACGGGGTGATGTCTTCTACGGCGACGTTCGATGCCGTGTCGGGTCTCGTGCGGTTTGTGCGGGTGTGGGACGGCACTGTGTTCGTTGAGGAGTTCCCTGTGAACGCGGGGGCGGGTGTTGAGGTTGTCGCCCAGGATGTGACGGTCGCGATTCAGCACAGGGTTACGGAATGATCGGTGAGTCGCGTGTGCGCGCACACAAGCCCCGCCCCCCGCAGATGGGTGCGGGGCTTTTCCTTGGGGCTGCATCGCGGGTGAACGCGTCAACGAGCGTGTCACTCAAGACGCGGGTGTTCGATGACTTTTCGGGCGGCGTCGGCGACTGGGTGAATGTGCGCGGCAAGCTCACCACAACCGGCGGCAGTTCGCCCGACATCACCGCCGACACGGACATCTTCAATCCCCTGTCTTACGTGATCGGCGCCGCCGGCTACCACCGCACCGAAATGCTGTCTGACAGCGTGCGGGTGAAAGTCACGGTGCCAGACGGTTTGATTATCAACGGGACGTCACAGTTCTGGTTCTGCGGCGATGCGGCGATGACGCACTATTACGGCGTCGAGGTATCCACGGTGTTGGGGATTTCGTCGCTGTCGATCATCAAGGGAAGCTCCCCGAACTCGTGGGAGCGGTTCAAGACGACGCTGACACCGCTGACCGCCGGCGACTCTATTGAGGGCTGGTATGACCAGCGGGACAGCGTTGTCCGCATGTATCACGAAGGCTCCGAGATAGCGGCGCTGCCTGTGCCGCCCACGGACATTCCTCACGGCCCCGGCCGACGCCGGGTGGGCGTGATCATGGCAGCGGATTGGTGGATCGCGCCTGGCGGCAATTTCGCGTCGTTTGAGGCGTGGGATGTGTACACGCCGGGGCCGGTGATTCGAGATGCGATCGACAGCCCGAGTGTGGATGCGGGCTGGGATGTGGTGGCGGGTGGTTTGGCGGTCCATCAGTGGCCGTTGCGTCCGAACACGTTAGGCCCGGATTTTCCGTTGGCGTTTCAGAATGCTGCGGCGGTGCGGGACGTCGAGGTGGGTTCCGATTCCGTGCGAGTGGTCATCAACGTGTTGAACCGTGGCGCGGGGAAGTTCACGGTGGCACTGTGCTCGGATGCGGCGATGACGAACTGGATCGGGATCCAGTTCGAGACGGGCTTGGTGAATAACAAGGTTCACACATGCTTAGGGACGGGGCCGACGACATACACGCGGCCGGGCGATTCGGTGTGGCAGTTGTCGGAGAACGGTGCAGTGTTCACCGTGATCTATGACCATCCGGCGAAGCGGATCGCCTTGTTCAAGGGTGAGCGTTTGGGAACTCCGATTATCTCCCTGGTCGATTCGGGCAATGTGGTGACTCACGGTGCGGGCCAGAGGCACGTGGGGTTTGTGTGGGAGGCGTCGGCTTTGGCGCCGGGGGTTGAGCCGGCCGGGTTGGAAGTGTTTGCGGTTGATGCAACGTCTCCGCTGCCGCCGTATGGGGGTGGGGTGTGACGCAACCCAGTGGCGAATATCCCGATGGTGCGTTCAATCTAGATTCTCTAGCGGAGTTGGCGGCGCGCCCGCAGTCGGAGTGGGAAGCCATGATCCGGGGCCAGTCGTCCAACGGGTTCGAGATGTTCCTGTCGGCACTGTTCGGGCCATTGCCGGCCGATCTGCGTGAGGGCATCGAGTTCACCCGCGCACTTGTCACGGCGATCATTCGGCAGATTCTGAATCTGCCTGGCCAAATTTGGGATTCAGTTGAGGATGCGCTGGCCGCCTTGGCGGGTTGGGTTGCCGACATCCCCATCATTGGCGACATCCTGACGATCATCAACGACACGTTCTCGGCGATATTCGGCGGCATCGATTTCACCGGAACCTTGCCTACGCCGGGTGAGGTGTGGCAGACGGTCATCAACACGTTGATGCTGCCGCTGAATCTGCTGTTGGGGCCTGGGTCGCCGTTGAACGCGGCGAACCTGTTTGGCTGGATTCCGCAGATCGACCTGTCCAGCATCGGCCAGTTCTCCCCGAACCTGCTGTCCGAGGGTGGGTTCGACGACCCCGTCACGGTGAAGCCGAACACGGGGTTTGTCTGGGACGGTGCGCACGGCCACAAGGCGAACGGGTGCGCATCGGTCACGGCGAACGGCGCCGACTACGTGCTGGTTTCGGAAGTGATCCCGGTGACGCCCGGCCAGACGATTTGGGCCGGCGCCTCAGCCCAATACGCGGGCGCCACCGGCTCAGCCAGTTCCGTGCTGGTGGAGCTGGTCGCGTGTGTCGAGGACGAATCTCAGGACTCCGGTTATGCGCCGGTGTCGACCGTCCAGTTGGGTGCGCTGACACCGTCCGGCACCGCCCCGGGTTGGGCAGTGCTGTCGAATGAGTCGAGCAAGTACACCGTGCCGTCGTCGGGCGTGGACGGCGTCGCCGTCCAGCTGCACGTCACACCGGATGTGCTCACTGGCACAATCCGCTACGACGACGCGTTCCTCAAGAAGACGCAGAAGCTGCCGATCCCGTTCATCGGTGAGCTCCCCGAGACGCTGCAAGCCGCGGCCACCCGGGTCCAGGCGATCATTGACCGGATCATCAACGCTTTCCAGAACCTCGGCGAGTTCGTCGATGGGGAGCACGATGTCGAGGACGTCCTGGGCGCGATCTTCGGCATCTTCGACACAGGCCTGGGCGCACGCACAAAGGCTGCGGCGATCGAGGCCCGAGTCCGGCAACTGGAGTCGGCGGCGAACTCGATCGTGCTGGACTTCGCCGGGGCATCGTCCACGACGCTGTCGGGGTTCACCGTTACGTCCAGTGGTGGCGGTGCTGGCGCCATGGGCCCGGACGGCAAGGGCAACCTGGTGTGGCATCCGTCGGGGGCCGGGAATCGCACGCAGATGGGCCGTTACGACGGTGGCGCGCTGTCGGTGGATAACGGCCACATGGAGTGGATTCTGTCATCGTCTCCGCAGTCCTACATCTTCGATGACGGCTGGACCTATGTGCTGTTCCGGGTACAGGACGCGGCGAACTGCACCAGGATTCGCAGCGGGTTCGGGGAGATCAGGGTTCAGGCGGTCGTGGCCGGCGCGGTGACGAACATCGGCCTGCCGTGGTCGGGCAACCCAAAGGCGGGTGATCAGTTCGCCTTGGATTTCGGTGAGCCGGCGGGTGCGAACAAGCGGCATTTCGTGTTGTCCCGCAACGGTGCTCCGATCCTCGATGTGACCGATACCGGGAACGTGTCGCTGGTCGGTGCGAGTAACCGCAAGATCGGCGCGGGCATGGAGACAGGTAATCGGCTGGTGTTTTTCCAGAACATCCCGGCGGGTCTGGGTGTGTTGACGGCTTCGGAGGTGCTGTAGGTGAGCGGCAACAAGAGTGTGTTCGATTCGGGCCCGGTGCTTCTGGATAAGCCGGAGACGATGTTGAAGGTGCTGACCGAGTTGGTTGCCGATGACGCGACCAGTTGGCGCGGCATGATCGACGTGTGGGACACCGGTGACGGTGCCGCGTGGCGCGTCGAGCTGAACGACGACAAGGGCAACCAGGCGAAGGCTGTACAGGGCCAGTACCTGGTGCTCACCTACGGACGCCTGTTGGTGTTGGACGCCAGTGAGGTCTGATGCCGTGGGGTTCGGAGCTTCCGACTCGGGTTAGGTCGCATCGGACTGCGTGGTTCGATGAGCTGACCACGCTGGACCGTCCGCCGCATCGCGAGGTGTGGACGGGCACCATGCGGGCGAACGCCGCCACGGCGACAGCGGTGGCAGTGTTGCGGGCGCCGGTGGCTGTGTCTTCGGCGGCGGCTGTTCCTGGGACTGTTGCAGTGAGTGCCGAATTGTTGGTCCCGGGGGTGGGTGTCAGCCCGCCTGCTGTGGTGGCGCCGAGTTTGACTGCGGTCGCGAACGCGAGTGTTCCTGGCGCGACTTCGGGCGCTGTGGCGGTGTTGCCGGACGGTGCTGGCGGGTCGTTCCCGTATCGGTTCCCGCGGCGCTTCGCGCCTCCCACAGGTTCGATGGTGGCGGCAGCGAGTGTGTTGGCGCCTTCTGTGTCGGCAGAGATGCTGGTGGCGGCAACGGCGATGACCGCTGCTGTTGGCATGGCCGCGCCAGAGGTGGCCACGGATGCGGCGGCAATGGCCCTGGTGATGACAGCCAGCTCGGATGCTGCTTTACCGCAGATGGCTTCGGATGCCAGCATCGAGGTTACGACCGTGACGGCGTCAGCGGATGTGGCCGCCCCAGCGGTGGGTGTAGAGACGATCGACTTCACGATCGACGTTCCGATGATCGCCGCATCGGCGACGGTGGGTGCTCCGTCTACATCGGTGGCAGTCGACGCTGTTGTCGAGGCCCCGGTGATGATCGCGAGCGGCGTGACACCTGGGTTCCCGTACCAGTTCCCGCGGCTGTTCGTGCCGCCGAATGGCATGATTCCACCGCAGATTGGCAGCCTGTATCCACCACCAGCCGAAGCGTTGGCCGAACTCGCCTCCCCGGCGGTGGGTGTCGGCCCGCCCGAGGTCGTCGCCCCGGCGGCGTCGGCGATGGCGGCAATGTCGGTGCCCACTGTGGACTTGGTTCAGCCGCCAGTGGTGGTTGCGTTCACCACTGTTGGCAGTTACACCACCGTCGGCAGCGCCTTCGACATACCGACACTGCGCGCTTCCGGATACACCCACATTGACCGGGTTGTTCTGGGTGGTGGCCAGGGCGGCGCCGGTGGAAGCTTCGGCTCGGCGAATGGCGGCAACGCGGGCGTATTCAACTGGGACACCATCGTGTTGGCTGACTACCCGTCTCTCACCGCGCTCACAGGAACCATTGGCGATGGCGGCAACGGCGGCGGTTCTGGCTCCGACGGCAGTGCGGGACAGGCATCCACCAGCATCGGCGCTGGTGTTCCGACCCTGACCGGGTCTGGTGGCCCAACCGGATCTAGCGGTGGGCGGAACGGTGACGCTGTCAGCAGCGGCAACACCAACGGCAACAAGGATCTGTCGTACAACGGCCAAAACTATGTCGGCGGTGGCACATCCACCACAACGACGGCCAGTGTTCCCGGCTCCGGTGGTCGTGGCGGCGGCAGCTTCAGTAGTGGGTCCAAAGGTGGCCGCGGGCAAGCGTGGTACTGCGCAAGGCGAGTCGGATGAAACAGGAAAGGTTGAACATTGGAAACGCCTGATCAACGGCTGGAATCAGCCGAAACCACCTTCCAGTCAATAGATCCCGCTGACTACGACCCGACCTCGTACGCCTGTTTGTAGGCGTTGCTTGCAATCGGGCGGCTTCTGCAATCCATCGACAACCGGCAGGCAGCTCAGGCTGCGCAACAGACAGGGAGTTAACACATGGCAATCAGCGCGAAGTTCTACACGTCGTTCTTCAAGTCGGCGTGGAACAAGGAAGTTGATCTCGACGGCAGCACCAATCTGTATTTGAAGCTGCTGACGGCGTCGTACGCGCCGAATCAGGATACGCACCGGTATGAGTCGTCGCTGACGAACGAAGTGTCGGGTACCGGGTACACGCCGGGCGGAAAGCTGATCACCAATCCAGTGGTCAACCTGGGGACGAAGACGATCACGTTCGACGCGGATGATGTGTCGTGGACGGGTGCAACACTTATCAGTGCCAATGCGCCCAGATACGCGGTGATCATCGATAAGGCGTCGGGTTCGGCGGCGACGAATCCTCTGGTCGGCTATGTCGACTTCGGTGACTCGTCGTACGCCCCGAACGGTGGCACGCTCACGGTGTCGTGGAACGCGGCTGGCATTGCGACGGTGACGGTCTCGTGATCTTCGGCGGCATTGAGGCGGTTTTCAACCCGCCGACAATCACAGTGACCAACCCGACTGAGACAGACCAGGAGGTGACCGACGATGGCGTTGAAGAATGATTGGGTCGAGGGCGATTACTTCTCCGCAGATGATCAGAACAACGTAGCCGATGCGGTGAATGTTCCATACACCGAAAGTGCCAGCGCAACACTGGCGTTGACAGCGGGCAATGGGGTATGGAAGTACACCGCCCCAGGCGCCGCGACATGGACCTTGCCCAGTTCCGCTGATGTGTCACAGGGGTGTCGGATAACGACAGTTGTGCAACGAACTGACGCGTCAATGACAGTAAATAGGGCGTCCCCCGACTTTATTGTGTCATGGGGATCTGTGACGCCAGTCACTTCGATAGTTATCCAACCAGGGGGCTACGCGACATTCGAGTGGCGTGGCACCGCCTGGTATGTGGTGCACTACTCAGATCTGCGGTTGCCGGTCAGCGCCACCACAGATAGCGGCGGCGTCATAAACCCTGATGGAATGTACGGCCTGTACGCGCGCTCTGCACTCAGTGGCTCGACCGCTATAAATAGCCCCAGCCTCCCCAGGGATGGACACATCATTCGATTCCGGTTCAAAGATAACGGCACCGCCCGGGCTCTCAATTGGAACGCGATCTACCGGGCAATCGGCGTCACCCTGCCCACCGCTACGGTCGCCGGAAAAACGCTGTACGTCACCACGATCTACAACGCAGCCGACAACAAGTGGGATGTCATCGACGTGAAGCAGGAAGCCTGACCTACCGTACGTTCCGCGACCGGCCACGCACAACATGGGCCACCGTCGAAATACTCACCCCGAACATCAACCCCAGCTCCTGATACGTGCAGCCCTGCTCGGCGCGGAGCTGGCGGATCTTCTCGGCGTCCTCAAGCGCCAGCTTCGTGTTCTTCGGAGTGTTCCCTGCCTGGAAACGCGTGTCCGGACCTTTCTGCAGCCCGCGGTCATGAGTCCTGCAAAACCCGCGTGCATAGTGCGGTTCATCACATTCACTGCACGTCCGATGGACAGGTACGCACAAGCCTCTCGGATGCGCGGCCCCTCCGCACACAGAACACTTGCGCGCCACAATCCGCCACCTTAACTGACACTAGGGGGTCGCCATGTCCGATTCACCCAACCGCTACTGGCACGACATTGAGAAGCCGATAGCCCCTGTAATCGTCGCGGCCCTGCTGGTCCCGGTGGCGATCATCGGGTTCGCAATCTGGCTCGGGGCGTGGTGGTGATCCGCGCCCTGGCCGCCGGCACCGTGACAGGTCTCGTGTTGTCGGTGCTGATCGCGTGGGCGTTCGCGAAGGGCTGTCCAGTTTTCGACGTCGAAACCCTCGACCACTTCTGAACTATTCAGTCTGACTTAAATGTTCGCCCCGGCACTTCGGTGACCGGGGCTTCGTCGTGAAAGGACCCGCCCGTGGAACGCATCGGCCAACTCATCGTCGCACTCTTCGGCCCACTCGCAGACCGCGTGGCTGACCGCATCGCTGACCGCCTCGAAGCCAAACTCCCGGACCTCTCGGACCTGGACGACCAGATCGTGGCGAAACTGCCCGACCTATCCAACCTCCCCAAGCAGGTCGCCGAAGCGTTCACCGGAGTCCTGGGCGCCATCCCGGTCGGAGGAATCGCAGGCGGACTGCCAGCCATCGCGGATGGCATCACCGACCTCATCCGCGGCATGTTCGACGGCAAGGGCAAGAAGTGACCAACGACGCTTACGCCCGCGAGATCATCCGCGCCGGCCGCGATCTCGGCATCACCCCACGCGGCATCGTCATCGCATTCGCCACCGTCTACGTCGAATCCAACTGGATCATGTGGGCCAACGCCGCCGTCCCCGAATCCCTCGCAATCCCACACGAACGCGTCGGCTCCGACGGCAAGAGCGTCGGCCTGTTCCAGCAGCAAGTGGTGTGGGGCAACGGCGCCTGGTGGTGGGGAAGCGCCGCCGACTGCATGGACCCCTACAAGTCCGCCCGCCTGTTCTTTCAGCGGCTCGCCAAACGCGACTACAACAACGGCGACCCGGGCGCCCACGCGCAAGCCATCCAACAGTCCGCATACCCAGACCGCTACGGCCAGCGCATGAGTGAGGCGCAGGCGTACTACGACCGACTCGCAGGAGACCCCGTGCCCGACAACCGCCCCGCGTACAACGAATTCCCCATCTGGTCACCATCCACCAGCAGCCGAAACGGCATCAAACCCACCATGTTCCTGATCCACACCCAGGAAGGCGGAGGCGGAAACTCGGCAGCCGAAGACCTGGCCAACTACCTCGCCAACCCCGCAAATCAAGTCTCCTACCACTACACCATCAGCCAAGCATCAGACGGCGGTGTGACCGTGGTGGATTGCGCCGACACCGACGAAGCATCATGGTCGGTCGGCAACGCCAACAGCATCAGCATCAACCTGTGCTTCGCCGGCTCCCGCGCATCCTGGACCCGCGACCAATGGCTACAGCAGGCCAAGGCCATCGACGTCGCCGCCTACCTCGCCGTGCAGGACGCGAAAAAGTACAGCTTCTCCACCCTCGTCGTGCCACCCCCGTATTCCGCTGGGCGCCCAGGAATCTCCGATCACCGGTGGGTGACCGACGTATTCAAGTGGGGCACACACACCGACGTCGGATCCGGCTTCCCCTGGGATGTGTTCGCCGCCTCCGTCGCCAAGTACGCGGGGGAGCCCACCACGCCTGAGCCGCCCGCCGAGAAGCGGTTCCCTGACGACTGGACCGACCGCGAACTCATGGTGGAAATCCTGCGCCAACTCCGCGGGCCGACCCTGGCCGGCTGGGCGCAGCTGGGCGACAAGTCTCTCGTCGACGCCGTCGCGGAGCTGCGAGGTGCGAAATGAGGATCGGCGGCGATTACGTCGGCCTCGGCCTAGGTGATAGCTCCGACGAGGTCCGCAAGATCAAGGCATTCATGCGGCGCAAGTTCTCCTACGCCGCGAGCCTCGCCGACACCGAGCTCTACGACGAAGCCATGACCGCGGTCGTCGCCGAGATGCAGACCCGGTACAACATGGCCGGCCAACTCGCATCCGGCCTGTACATCTCGGGTGTCATCAACGCCGAGACGAAGTACGTCATGGGCTACCTCAAGCGCCCGGTCGTCGACAATCGTCCGCTGTTGATCACGGTGTGCGGCACCGGTGTTCCCTGGTGGGTCGGCCCCGATGCCGACACCGCCCGCGCGTTGGAGAGTGACTACTTCTGGCAGCCCGTCGGATACCCAGCGGCACCGTTCCCGATGGGCAAGTCGATCACCGCCGCGATCGACGAATGCCACGTGCAGTTCAACCGCACCGACATCGGATTCCAGCACCGCGAACGCATCGAAACGCACGGCCTCGCCCTCGCCGGCTACTCCCAAGGCGCCGTGGCCATCTCCGAACTGTGGGAGAACCACATCAAACCCGAAGGCGGCACACTGCACTGGGCCAAGCCGTACCTGACGAAAGCCGTGACGTGGGGCAACCCGAACCGCGAAAAAGGCAAGGTCTACCCCGACTTCGGCGGCTCCCCCATGGCATCGCTCACCTCGCAAGGCGTCTCGTCGACCGGCATGCGCGACACCCCCGACTGGTGGCGCAACTACGCCCACACCGGCGACCTCTATGCCTGCGCCGAACCAGGGGACGCGCAACAGGATAAGAACGCAATCTGGGCCATCGTGCGCGACCTGAACGTGTTCACCGGCCCCGACTCACTGCTAGCCCAGGTGATTGAACTCGCCGAAATGCCGATCCCGCGCACCATCGCCGCATTCAAGGCACTCATCGACGCCGGGATGTTCTTCGCCAAACAGACCGGCCCACACGTGGATTACAACCCGCAGCCAGCAATCGACTACCTCCGCAACTGAAAGGCACACCCATGTTCAGCATCACCTGGTTGAAGGACGCCGCCGACCGCATTCTGTCCACCGCACTGTTCGCGTTCATCGGCTACCTCGTGTCCCTCGACCACTTCGACCTGTGGGCAGTGAACTGGAAAGCCGCCATCAACGCCACCGTCATCGCTGCCCTCGGCTCGCTGCTCAAGGCCAGCTTGGTCGGCAAGCTGCCCATCGGAACCCCGGATAGCGCGACACCGGTGAAGCTGGACGGATCAGAGGAGTGAGCGAGTTGCCGCCGGCAGTGGTCGCAGTCTTGCCCAAACCCCGCAAGTCGCGACACCCCTGGCAATGGTGCATCTGCACGGGCCTGCTAATCCTGGCCGTATCGCAACTCACCATCGGCCCCCTGCCCGCCAGCTCCCTCGCCGCCGAATCCGTACGCATGACGGCGTGGCTGAACATTCAAACCCTCGTCGCCTGCGGATTCTGCCTGTGCGCCACCTGGGTCCACGACGGCTGGCTCCGACTGGGTGTGGAGTTCGCCGGACAGACCCTCGCCGCCTCCGTGTTCGGGTACTACGCGTTCATCTCCTGGCAGCGCTACGGCCTGGCTGATGGGCTCGGGCTGGCGATGACAGTCACCGGCGCCATCGCCCTGGCGGCGATTCTTCGGGCCGGCCAGATCGCGTGCACCATGCACAAGTTCCGACGCGCCTTCATCCTGTCCACCGAGCAAGCACGTGAGCAGGTCGACGGGTGAACATGACTCAATGGGGGCCGGCGATCCTGTCGGCTGGGGTGCTCGGGGTTATCCCGCTGATCATCGCCATCATGAACCGTCGCCACACGAAGGCGATGGCCACCCAGTTGGAGAAGGCGGGGGAGAAGGAAGAAGCTGAGCGCGAGAACCTGTTGGCCGATGCGACAGCGAAGTGGTCAACGCTGCTCGATCAGACCCGCACCGAGGCGTACAAGGAAATCGACAAGCGTTGCCGGCGGTGTGAGAACGAGTTGTCGAAGCGTGACGAGATGCTTGATCGCGTCATTGATGCCATCACTGAGTTGATTCCGTTGGTGCCGGCCGACGCCGCCGAGACTGAGTCTGCGCGGGCTGCGGTGAGGGCGGCTCGGCGGGCTCGGTACAGCTACGAAGATGACTGATCCTCAGCTTGAACAAAATTTCAGCAACGAGTCGATAGAATGTTCGACGGGGCCGGGTGCGCGCCAACGCATCCCGACCCCTGACCCACTCACTGGACTGAGCAGAGAGGGGCTAGCAGTGGATGCTACCCATGAAGAATGGCGCCCGGTAATCGGCTACGAAGGCCTATATGAGGTCTCCAGCCTCGGGCGGGTGCGCTCGCTGGATCGTCTAGTGAAGAACACCCACCGCAGCACGCGCCTCGCCAAGGGCGTGATGCTGGCGCTTTCCCGGCGCGAGGGCAACAACTACTACGTCGTAAATCTGCGGGGTCCACACGGGAATCGGTACATGCGCGTGCACGTGCTTGTTCTAGAAGCATTCATAGGCCCGCGCCCAGACGGGCGTATCGCCTGCCACAACGACGGCATACACACCAACAACCAAGTTTCAAACCTGCGGTGGGATACCTACTCGGAAAACCTGCATGATCAGGTACGGCATGGAATTCACTGGGGCGCCAGTAAGACTCATTGTAAGTGGGGTCACGAGTTCACTCCGGAGAACACGAGAATCTACAACGGACACCACCGCCGGTGTATCGCTTGCGAAAAGGCGGCCGACAAGAGGAAGGTTGCGGCGCGGAAGCTGCAACGCGCAAGGAATCGGCTTGCCCGATCCGCTTGAGTGCTACCGGGCGATTTGGCTGGCCATCATCATCGGCATGTGTTGCCGTATTGCTGACCGCCGTTGTCCTCATGTAGCTACTGAATCCCGACTGGCAAGTCACTCGCCGTCCCTCCGCACCTCTCTGGCGGAGGGGCGGCGCTTTTGTCGTTGCTGGGGACTACGGCAGCGTAGGGCAATTCCAGGCGTGACCCCACTGTGGCCCGCCATCGCAACACCAGCCCGTCAATCGGTCGGCACTCCGTAGTGATGCGTTGAACTTCTCGATATCCGCCCGCACTTTCCTCGCGAGCGATTCGACCGTGTCCACCTCGGGGACGTCGTCCTGGTCCATCACCGTTCTCCGTTCAGGCCATAATCAGTTCGGCCAGCTCGCTCCGTGACGGATCCGCGCGGAGCATCCGCCGTGCACGGATCAAGTGATCGGCCGCCGCGATTTCCCGGTCGTACGCGCTCGGGGCAGGTGTGCCGTACGCGTGAGCGAACCACGCGGAAACCTCGGCCCACGAGTACAGCGCCCACTGGCCCGTGGACATCGGCGCGGGGAAGTCGCCGGGGCCTCGCTTGCCCGCTGCGATCAGTCGCACCGATTCGTATGTGCGGCCGAGTCGGTCGGAGATGTCCCGCAGAGATACGAGGTCGTCGGACGCAATGCCAACCACTGACAGCCCCACCGACTCCACCTCGCGGATGGCTTGGATGACCGCGGCGGGGAATGAGGTGGCCTCGCCGTATGCGTGGACGAGGTTGTCACCGGCGCCGCCTTCAGGGGTGAGCCGGCCCTCTGCGATTTCGAATAGCTGGTCTGCGTGTTCGGTGGGGTCGCGGTCAACCACTAGCGTGAACTCGTACAT